GCTAATAAAGCTTCTCTATCTCCAGAAGGATTCTTGTCTAAATATAATTCTAAATCAAGAGATAATTGGTCATGTATCTGTTTTGGTGAAGAAGCTTTCGTATTACCAGCTATCCTACCATCAATATAATAAGTCTTAGAGAAGCCACCATTTGTATATTCTAAGCCATAGCCTTGCTTATGCTTATCATAGACATAAGCCATGTTTCCTGCGTTAACAGGAAGCGTTCTAATTCCTAATCCTGGATTGTCGGTTAAGCCACTGTTCTTAATGGAACTATCTTTCCGAATCTGAATAATTCTCCTCTTAATCGCTAATGCATTATTCTCACTTGTATCTAAGATAGCTCTACCAAATTCTAAAGACTTCTTACCTTCAATAATCCTTGCTGCTAAAGTATTACTCGTTAACCAAACCTCTATCTCTTCATCGAGACGCGCTAAATCAGCGAAGTGAACTTGGTTAATCGTATCTCTAAATATCTTTTCCTTAGAGATAGGAATAAGCGACTTCCCTTTAGTGTCTGAACCAGCGATACGGAAGAATGTCTTAATCACATGACGTAAATGCGTAGTTGGATTGTCTTCCGCTTTCTTTTTCTCGTTATCTACATTCTTAACACCTTCGCCCATATCTACTGTATTATCTTTCTCGATATCAACATGCATATCTATATTGTTGATAAGAGACTTGATTACTTCGGTAAAGATAGAGTGCATCTTAGAACGTACTTTATCAGGAGACTCTTTAGAGAATAGCGATTCAAGCTTAGTGAATATCTTGGGAATGGCTTCTTTATCTTCTAATTGTTTCTGAATCTTATTAAAGGCTTGCCCGATTGCCTGATGATAAGTCATAACATAGCCATCTCTATGCCCTTCAGCATACAACATCCCTATTGTTAACTCGACATGAGATACATAGTCTATATAGTCTTGTGATGAAGCGTCCTTTAATTCAGAGAATATCTCTCTGATTAAACCCTGAAGGGTTGCTCCTTCGATAGAGAATTCGTCTTCAATTCCTTCCAATTGTGCACCATTAGAAAAGGCTGCTTCATAGAGCCTCCCTGAATAGAGCATATCCCATGCTGCATTATAGATTTTATACTTGCCTGTCCGAATAGCCTCGAAATCTGCATTGGCCTTTCTTCCTAATGCTTTATTTACTACTATGTTCCTTGCTCCGATTATCCAGTTAAATAGTTCGATAAATCTATCAAACATAGCACGAAGGAATGTTTTCTTAGCCTTAGCTTCTTCTTTTGTTTCAGGAGAAAACTTTCTAAACTGCATATACTTCTCAAACTGATTAGCCAAATATTCTTCTTGTTCAGCAAAAGACATATTCTTAAAGGCTTCTCCAAATTCACTCTTTGCGTTCTCGATGAGCAACCTTCTTTCTGGTTCGGTCATTAAGTAGCGGAACGTATAATGGAAGAACTCGTGGTTAAAATCAGTACGTGTAGCTGATTTCTCAAGTGCTATGGCTCCATGTTTTACATATCCCCAAACAGGTTTATTACCTTGTGCGGATTGCATAGTTGCATCTGTTAAACGAGATACCATCTTAACTGTTCCTATATCCATACCAAAATCAGATAGTACTGATTGAGCATAAGTCAATACATCTCCTTCTATTCTTCTACGGATAGCTTTAACAGCCTCATTCACATCTTGTTGTTGGAAAGCGACAGTATGGTCTTTTCTTTTTACTTTTATCTTTCCTGTAATTTGCTTATCTGAAACACTATCTAATACAGAAAGAGCCTGTCCCATAAGTGCTACTGATTTCACTAAGGACATTGAATGACCAAGTGCATCTTCTGCTTCAGACAGATTAGAATTAGTATAAGCTACTTCTTCTGATTTGCCTTCAATCCTTTCTATTATCATATTAGACAACTTCTGAATAGTTGCTAAAGGATACTTGTCAAATGTCTTAATAAGTGTATTGGTAATAGCATTTTCAATAAGAGCATTTTTATCTTTACCAGTAAGAGTCGAATCAACACCTTCTATCCTCTTCTTTAGTGCAGCCAAAGGGTCAACATCCTCATCTGTTGCTACTGTTGAATTAGGGTCATTAGCTACTTGATTAGCAAGATTATCATTCGCCTCTGTTCGTGCATTTGTAATTGCTTCTTCAGGAGTAGAAGTAGGTTGCGTAGGAGCTTCCTGTGTAGCAGTTGTGTCTTCTTCGGTCTTAGTTTGTTGTGCTTGAGCTGAATTAGCTCTCTGGACAACAAGCTTATTAGGTGTCACAGAAAGTGGTACAGCAGGAAAGGCAGCGTCTAATTTGTCTAAGATATTCTTAGCATGTTCTTGTGTAGCTCCTTGTGTTGTATCTAAAGCTTTATGAACAGAAGTCGTATTCAATTCAGATGGTTCGTCTCTGCCTAATTTCTTCTCGTTCTCTGTACGTTCATCTTCATTAGACCTTAAACCAAAAGTAACAGATTGCTTATAGTTTGTTGGTGTATCTATAACACGTTGAATATCTCCCTCAGTCATAGGAACTGGCAATTGAGTACCATTGCTGTCCGTTAAAGCTTCGGAATAAGAAGAGTCCCCCATCTGTTCCATGTGCTTAACAAATTGAGCTAAGCCTAAAGCATCATCAGAGAAAGCTCTCCACATAGCTAAGTAAAGAGCTGTTTGTTCTTTTCTCAATAAAGACTCTTTAACTTCTGTACCCGTATTCCACATAGGCGTAAATCCTAAATCTTGATTAGGATTAGTTGCTTGATTCATCCAACTTCTAAATATAGAATCATTAACACCATAAGTATCTTTCTTCTTAATCTTACCTTGATTAGACCATTCTCCTTGAACTATCTCAAACATACCAAAAGGAAACTGACTCTTAGATTGAAACTTAACTGCTTGCTCAAGCTTTGTTCTAACGAGCTTTTGTCTTGATGCAAAGTTGAAGTTAGTCTCTGTTAAACGAGCAAAGACATTGAATTGTGCTTGTCTACCTGTTTTAGACCTTTGTTCAGCAGTCTGATTGTTTTTATCTTGCTTAGACATTAAGAGCCTTTTCTCGTTGCCATTCTCATCCTTAATCTTATAGTTAGCCTTAGCAAAGTGTTCGAGAGCCTTAGAAGCCAAAGAAGCTTTAAGGTCAAATCCTTTAGTCTTTTCTAAGATTTCTCGAGGTGTCGTTTCTGTGGTAAAATTAAATTTCTTGAAATTTAATTTAGCTATCTCGTCCTTTAACTCTTGATATGAAGTAAAGGCAGCATCATTTTTAATCTTAGATTTATTTCTTATGTTAAAGAGTTCTTCTAATTGAATCGTATTCACATCTTTACCATCTAAAGAATCCTTCATTGCATTCAAGTACGCATAAACAACAGCAGGTAATTTGCCTTCTAAGAGCTTAAATTTAACCGACTCGTTCTTAGTTTGCATAGCTTCATTTCCTTCGTTAGGATTGAAATAAAAGCCTATATCAGACTGCTTAAAGGTGTCTGAACCAGAAAGAAATTGTTTAATTATCTCTTCAGCAAGATAGTCTGAAGGCTGCTTACCAGCAACTTCAGCTGCAGATTCAATTCCTGTCTGTTTTGCTACTTGCTCTACTGTATAAGGCTTATTCTTTAGAGCTGTACCAAAGAAAGAGCCCTTATTACCATACACCATTGGTACGATAACATTCTTTAATTGTTGAAGCTTTTCAGCTGGTGAAGCAATTATTCCTTGCGTTAATAGGACATATTGGCTTCCTAATATATTTGTCTCTGATTGAGGGAAATTAATCTTATCTTCTTGTTCCCTTTTAATCTTAGCTAATTGGTCTCTCTTACTCTTTGTTGCTTCTGGTGATTTATCCTTAGCTAAGAGTTCATCTATATTCTTTCCTAAGTTTTGATTCTTGAATATTTCTAAGACTATCTTCTCCTTAGCCGCCTCAAATGATGTCTTTAATGAATCTAAGAGCACCTTCTTTATATCTGCATCAGAAATAGTCTTGGGCGCAAACGTATCATCTTGAAGGTCAAATAGGTCTTGACCAGCATAGAGTACCATATTAAGAAAAGACGTGTTTAAAAGATTGGTTTGCGTATTGTTTGTCTCGATATGAGAAGTGCCATTTGCTAATGCACGTTCTCTGCCATTCTTATTCTCTATTCTCTCTGCTTCTCCTTTAATCGCATCTAATCCTAAAATAGAAGCGGTACTTGCATCACTTCCTAAGGAAGCTACTACTTCATCTAAAACAGCTTTGAAGTTATCCAGATTAGACTTCAACGAAGTGAATGTAGATACAATTTCAGATGTTGCTTGCATCTTAGGCTGGTTAAGCGGAATAAAGAAATCTCTTATTGTAGTCTTACCGTTCTTAGTACCAATAGGAATATTCTTTAAAATAATAACAGGCATACCGTAAATACCATTAGAACGTCCTTTTTGACCAAAGGCTGCTTTTAATGCTGGTGAAGCAGAAGATAAGAAGTTCACTCCTCTTTCTGATTTACTATTAACTAATGCCATCGTAGAAATTTCCCATAACATAGCAGGTAGTTTTTGCTGAACTTTAGCTTGACCGTCTAATAGGAACTTAGGATTTAATCGAATAACACCATTCTCGTTTATTGTTATCTCTGATATAAATGCTTCTAACGTAGAGTCATTAACGTTGTTATCCTTGCTCTTGAGGTCAGTAAGTACTTGTATTATTGTTTGAGAAACAGACTTCATCTTATCGGAATCAGCCTTAGTAGGGTCATAGTTTCTAAAGTTCATATCTGATTGTTCGTGAACAACCATCTCTTGCATAAGCAAGTCTGTATCTAATCCTTTGTCCTTCAAGACCTTCTTGTGGTCATCTATCTCTTTTTGAGTAAGCGTAGTTCCATTGAAGTATTTAGATTCTGTCGTATATTCACTCATCTCATTAGAATTCATATCATTTAAGACAGTGTCTAATCCCATGCCAAGATGCTCTGTTTCAGACTTAAATACACCTTCTGTCATATATCTAAATGTTCCAGAATTGATATATCTACCCGTAAAACGTTCTCTCTCTCCTTCTTTCGTAACCAGAGGCACATATACTTGAACAGTTACTCTCTTGCCATCGTTTGTGTTTGAGAAGATAGGCACCGTAATCGAATTAGGAATAGTTGTTCCTTCAACAGGAATAGAGTCAATAGCAGCAGGATAAACTACCGTATAATCTATGCCATCTTGATGAATATTCTCCAGCCCTTGACGTATTCTAAATCTTTGCTTAACCATGAGGTGTGTATCACCATCATTAATAGTTATATCTTCTATTGTCTCTGGGTGTTGAAGAATAATCTTATCTGAACCTTCAGCAAAGAAGTCTGGATTGATAGCAGCAATAACTTGAGCTATTCCAATATGGTCTATCTGGTCTTGATAATCTTGTTTATCTTCTTCAATAAGTCCATCTGTATTCACATCTGCTAAAGCATCTTCTGTTAATTCGTCCTCATCTTCTTCAACAGTATTATCTATAATAGGAGTTGAATTATCTATATCTGAAACAGGGGGTGTAGGAGGGGGATTGGTTGGAGCAGGAGTTGGTGCTACTGGTGGAGCAGGAGGTGTTGCAGCAGGAGGAGGATTTGTATTCGTAGAAGAAGCAGCTGGAGCAGGAGTTGGTGCAATAGGCGTCGTAGTGACTGCTTGATTGACCTGTACCCCAAAGTTCTTCTTAACCTCTTCATAATTCTTTCTTAATGCTTCTGCTTCCTTAGTGCCTGAAAAAACGTGCTTCTGAAGTTTATTATCTGTCTCTAACTTTGCTTGAGAAATACCATTCATATAGACAAACTTCTTTCCTCTTGTTATAGCCATATAGACATTAGAGTTCTTCTTGTATTCTGAACCGACAGCTAATTGTAAGTCGGCTAAGGCTATCTCTGTATATTTCTGTTCATATTTTCTTGTTGCAGGATTAAAGACAACACTTCTCTGAACCATCTTGTCCGTAGGTACATAGTCGATTAAGACGTTATCAAAGGTTCTCCCTTGAACGTCATTAAAGGTCATTACTTGAATCCTTCCTTCTTTTGCGTAATCAGGCTTAATGTTTGGACTAAGCCTAACTAAACCTTCAATATATGCTTGCTTCTTCTTCTCGTTGGCTACAATAATAACAGTCTTCTCTGTGGATGTATTATTGTCTAAGAGTGTAACCAAGTCTAATATCTTATTCTGACGTGTTTGTTCATCTGCATCATTATCAGAGATAAGTCCAATGATAGACAAAGATTCCTTTAAAGCTTGGTTATCATTAGCGGCAATAATAGCGTTCTTATCTTGAATTCTAAACTCTTCTATTGTCTTGTTGGCTTCAGTTGTTTCCAGTTGGACATGCTCTGTGCTGGACTTAAACTGGTAAGCAACAGACTCTATGGCTTGAACAGAAGCGCGATAGCCAATAGACAATGGCGTTAGTCTCTTAACCGACTTATATGCAGCATCTTTAACAGATTCTAAATCAGTCAGGTAGTTCATAATCTCTCCTCGTGGTTGAGAAGAGTCACCCATAATAAATAGAACAGGTGTTTGAAGAATCTTTAATCCGTCTTTACCATAGACTGCTGGGCCACCTTCGTCATTGTACGCATTTCTCCCCGCGTTCTGGAATATTCTAAACTCATCCGTAGAAAGAGTAAACTGTTCGTCTGCAATAATCAAATCAAACTCTGAACGCTGCTCTGGTGTCATGTTATAGAACTCGACATTGGTTACAGCAGTCATCGCATTAGCAGCAGGAATAGTTCTAACAGCTTCGTTCTTTAGATTCTCTGAAGAAGCAGAAGTATGTCCTACTAAGAGAACTCTCTTTGTTTCAGAAGGTCTATTTCCTGAACCAGCAGCTAAGTAATATTTGATTAAGAGTTGAGTACCTATTGTTTTTCCTGAACCAGAAACGCCTAAGAGTAAACTCGCATTTAAAGGTCTATCGTTTAAGTCTTTAATATATTCTTTAGCTAAGACATCTTGAGGGAATGAGTCCGAATTGAACTTCTTTTTAAGGCCTGTAACACGAGATTCGTTCTCTTTTTGAGATAAGTCGAAGTTGATAACTGATTCGATAAAGGCATTCATCTGAAGATAGTTGGGCGAATAGCCTAATCCATCCATAGGTGCTTTATCTATACTGGTTAAGATATTTACAAAAGCCTGATACTTAGCATCATTCTTCCCTTTATCACCAATCGTAGAATTCAAATATCCTTGTGCTGTCTCAATCGGAGAGAGGGAAGTAAGCTTTGTGATTAAGCCAGTAAGTTGTGCTTTTTGAGTATCATTTAACTTAGCGTCCTTAGAAATCTCGTAGAGTGTCTGATTGATGTCTCCTGTTGATTGAAGCACACGAACAAAGGCATGAAACTTAAATGCTACACGCATCTGTTCATTTAACTTTTCTCCTCCTGCTAAAGAGAGAAAAGAACTTAGTCCACCTAATGAGAATAAGAGTGCATTCAGCTTGGTCGTACCAGACATAGACTCATAACCAGATGGCAATGCTGTTATGCCCATCTGTGCAATCAAAGTATCTACTTCAAGCAAGATAGCCTTTTCTTTTGCTTCTAAGCTCTTTAAAGCATCAGCCTTCTTAGTAGACCGCTCGCTGGATTTAATCGCTTGCAGCTCACGAAATAGGCCATAAGAGTCATCCAGCTTAATTGCATCTGAACCATGAATAATATCTAAGACTTCTTGATGTGACGCTTTCTGATTCTTCTCAAAGGCTTCCATTCTACCAATATTAATGTTCTGACGATTGTCTTCGTGTGCAATAATGGCATTTAGCATATCGAGAGCTTTAGGCAGTGTAATCTCATATTTACCCATCCCCATTATTTGAGACACTTTCTTATAGGCTTCTATAATTCCTTTTGCTGTCTCATCTTCTGTTGTATGCTTAGTCATATTGACTATTTCCTCTAACTTCTCTTTAAAGTAGCGTGCAGTAACCAATGGCATTGTAAAAGCTACATCGGGAAGAATAGTCCATGTAGATTTATCGTCAATATCGAAAGCTGAATCAAAGAGTTTACCAGCAGCTATGTTCGAGAACTCGATAGACAATGCGTTTAAGACATCATCCGTATTTTGTTCTACGAGATATTGTCTAAAGTAAGCTTCATTAGGATTGACCAACCATTCTGTTTCTATTGCTAATTGAGCTTTCTTATCATAGTCCTTTAGCTTAGTGTGTTCAAGATTAAGTTTACTTCTTTCTTTAACATGCTCTTTATATTTAGTAACTGCTTCTTCTAAACCAGCCCTTTCTGGTAAAGCAGCTGTAGCTTCTGCTCCATTAAGAATATTTGCATATTTACGTGTTAGAGAATCTTTCTCGTCTATTTGACTTAAAAGAGTTTTATATTGGTTAAGCGCATCATCCTTTGCTTTAATTGCCTTTAATAAGTTCTTTTGAAGTTCAACTACATCATCAAAATTAGAAGGAAAGATATGTGTTCCTTGTCTTATACCAAAACCTAAAGCAAATTCATTACCATCTTCATCTTCATCTTTAACAATAGGCGTAGATAAGAAGTATTCTGGTTTAATTCCATATAGGTCTATATTCTTTAGTTCTCGTAATCCTTCTATGATAGGTTTATCAAATACACCTTCTTGAATCTTCTGCCCTAACTCATCTCTTTGTTCAATAAGGTCATTGTATTCTACTATTGCCTTTTCTGATTTATCTCTAATGGTCTCAACCAAATTCATAAACTTAGCTATAACAGAACCATCAAACAAAGAAGCTTGAAATAAGACACGTTGATTCTGGGTTATCAGTTGAAGCATTTCTTCAATAATATCTAAGGCTTTGTCATCAGCAAAGTCTTTATATTCTTGCTCTAAGTTTTTATACTCGTTAATTAACAGCTCTCTTCTTTCACTTAATAAGGCTCTTTGTTTTTGGAAAGTCTTATCAATGCGATTTCGCAACAAAGAAGTTGTTGCATACTTTAATTCTTCTGTATATCTTAAATCTAAATCTTTTTCTTCTTGATATAATAGATGAGACTTCTCTTCATTTTCTTGTAATTGTTGACGTATTTCTTCTGAACCTGCTTGAGGATTAAGTAGTGCATCTTCATATTGGTCCATCAAGTCTTGAACACGGTCAACTAAGGTTAAGTCCCCTGCCATCTTTTCTCTATTCGCTTGAATATTAGCCGCTACTTGAGCGATAAGACTATCTTGAACTTGACCCATTCTTCTATTCTGGTATCTACTAAATCTACCACCTATCTTAGTTCTTGAATGAGCTAACCTTTCATATTGGTAACGTCCCATTCCTCTAACATCTTTACCAGCTAAGGCATCTTTTGCAAGGTCTTTATCATGATAAAAGTTGGTTGAGATAGACTTAGCGTGAATACCAGCCTGTTCTTCATATTCTTGACGTTTAAGAAATACTTCATTCTTCTTTTCTTGAATCTTCCGATTCAGCTCTTTTCTTTTTTCTTCTGAAATGCCTACTTGTTGCTTTACTTTAGTCACTACATCTTTGCCGTCTGCATCTTTAGTTGTTTGCTCTACCTCTGTTTCTGTTGTTGCAGAAAGTTCTTTGGTTAAATCTGCTACTTCTTTTACTGCATTACCCAATGCTTCCTGAACATCATCTACCGATTGAGACTTCTGATATTCTCCATACATTGCTTCTATGCCTTTCGAGTTTGTCCTAAGATTAAACTTTTCTATTTGAGCTTCTTTCTCGGCAATCAACTTCTCTATGTCTTCTCTTCCTTGCTTAGACTTGATATAGGGTTCTGCTAAACCATCTGTTGTTAGAGAACCATTACCATCTCTCAAGCTCTTTAACATCTGTAACCTAAACATCTCAATCGTTCTATTCTGAACCATGTCTAATAAGAAACGTTTCTTGTTCTCGTCATTGCCGTCAAAGCTTCTAAATGCTTTGTTATAGGCTGCTTGATATTCATTACGGTACAAGTCACGATAAGAGTTTAAGAGCTCTAATTTAAAAAGTCCTCTACCTACATTCGTTCCTTCAACAGCTTCTTGAGCTGGTATAACATTGCCTTGTTCGTCTTTACTTTCTGGTACAGCTTCTGTTCCCTTAGACATCTCTTCAAAGTTTTTAACCAATCTTTCAGCAAAGACATCCTTAATCCCTTTATCCCATCTTGACTGTTCTATTTCCATAGCCGCGTTGAAGGCAGAGAAATGTGTATTAACAGCACCATAGATTTCATTGTCTGCCATATCCGCTAAAACAGCATGGTTAGCAGACATCTCTTTAAAAAATCCTGAAATCAAATCTCGAGTCTTCTTCTCTATATCAAACTTGATAATAGGATTACCTTCAGCATCTTTCTTTATCTTTCCAGTATCATCTTTCTCAATCGAGTCAACAGCAAAGTTTATCTCTTTATTGAATCCATGACCTAATATTTTACTATTCTGATGTGCTCTATCTAACTCAGCCTGAAGTTCTGTTCTCTGTTTCTTATTGTCCACTTGTTCACGGTAATGACCCATCAATGCCATAGGAGAGCCTAAAGCACCGCCTAACCAGATAGAGATAGCACCTTGACCTTCTTCTGAATTGGCATCAATATTGCCTCCTAAGAGACTTTTGCTAAACCCTGCTAAGTTTGTTGCTGAATTCTTTAAAGTGCCTGCAATGCCAGGAAATAGCCCTCTATCGCGATTAGAGAGTGTCGGGTCAGAGATAGACTTCTCGTACATTTGAAGTGCGCCTTGAAGATTCTCTTCCCATAAGCCTTCCGTAGCAAAGCCTTTAGCAAAAGCAATAGCTCCATGTTTGAAACCCATTTTTTCTGCCTCTTGAGCCAATTGCGTTTCTCCTGCTCTGAAAGCTGTTGTTAAGGTTGCACGAGCACCTGCTTTACCTGCTTTTCCTAACCACCAACCAGATTCTAACCAGTTAGGCAGGATTAAGATAGCCGCATTACCAACAAAGGTTTCCTTATAAGCACTTCTTGCTTCAGATTCTATTTGGTCATCTCCTATATTTGCATAGTCCTCATAACCAGAATGGCCCATAAGCCCTAATTGCTTCTTTCTGAGCAAGTTTTGTTTGACTTGAGTATAAGAGTCTACGGATTCTGCTGTTGCTTCTGAAATCGTATTTAAAGCTGTTACAGTACCACGTGTAATATTATTGGCGTCTAAGCCACGATTAAGAAGTGTCTGGACAAACTTAGAACCGCCACTCAATTGTTGACCATTAGCCATTGCTGCTTCTGCTAATGCCAATTCAGGCATAGTAGCCTTCAGTGCCATTCCTACACCAGCACCAATCAGCTTTGTACCACCCCATGCTGAAGCCATATAAGCCACACCATCAATAAGGTCATTAGCTAAGAATGAACCAGATGTCATCTTGTCCCATACTGTTCCTTCGTCATACTTTTGAGAACGATAAACAGGATTCATTTCTTTCCATGCATCTTCTGCTTGTCTTAATCCAACAGATAATGGATTGTCCATAGCTGAAGTTCCTGTCAAGAAACCTCCTAAGTCTGAGATACTTTCAGCAAACTTTAATGGAGTAGAGATTGCTAAGCGTTTAACAGCCTTAGCAAGTAAGTCTCCACTTGACTGGTTATTTGCTCTATTGTGTTCTTGACTCATTCCTGAATTAGGAATAAAGCCTCTATCGTATTCATTATAAGCCTCCATTTCTGTCGGCTTATCTAATGTCTGAAATTGTCTTTGGTATGTATTCTTTAGTGGTTGCAGTCCTCCTGCAAACGGGTCTTGTCCTTGTTCGTCCATGAAAGGTAGAATTTAGAAGTTATGTTTTATTTTTTACGGCAAAGATAGGCAATAGCGATTAGTTTGATATGTCTCATCTTAATCATTCTCCGAATAACTTGAAGATTGGGATTGACTATAACGAGTAGACTTTGTTGCTTTAGATGGCGCTAATTGAGGTGTTGCTTCCTGTAAAGAAGGATACAATTGTGTTAGAGAATTAATCCGATAAGTCTTTTTAACAGACTTGCCATTTGGTAGATTCTCTAACACTTCAATTAATCCCTTTCTGTTATTACCGCCAATAATAGTATGGTTAACACCTACTTGAGAGCCTAAGCTAAGAGCAGCTTCATTGTCTATGAAGGCAGTCCCATCAATTCCTAAGCGCTTATTCTCTGCTATTTCTGATGGCGAAGTAGGTCGAGCAACCCTAAACATAGAAGATATACTTCCATCTGGAGACGTTAAAGACTCTGTATAAGATGTTTCATAATGTACAGGTTTTCCGTTATGCTGAAATACAAATTGCTCTTGATTAGGAGCAAAGGCTGCAACAGCAGATTTATAAGTCTGTTGAAGAGCAGGGTCTTGATTGTCGAGGAATAGTATCTTAGAAATAGGTTGTCCTGCCTTTCCTTGAACAGTAAGACGAACTGACATCTTTCCTGTTACAGAAGGATTGGCTGAAGGAGAAGGTCCAATTGCTGTTACTTTAACTTTAGAGCCATCGCCTACTGTATTTGAGAAAGCCGATATCTGGTCTTGAAGTGTTCCTTGTGAAGCACCTTGGGTATCTGAAACAGTAATCAATCCTGATTGACCTTCATACAACCCACCTAATTCATCTTGTTTCTTAGTATCTCCAATAGTAAATACTGAAGAGGAAGTAAAGTTCTTTTGACGTGCAATTGTTCCATAGTTATTCTTAGTAAACTGAACAAGAGATTGTTGAGTTGACTTGTCTTTATTCCATGCACCTAATTGAGCTTGCTTCTCATCAATATTGAGTTCAGAGAAAGGAACGGGTACTTGAGTCTTATTACCATCTTTATCTTTAACTTCTTTCATCTTCAATGCTGTCTTTTGACCTCTCATTAATTGGTTACCTGCCATTGTTAGAGCTTGACCAGATATTCCATATTGGTCTGTTTTAACATAAGAGTGATTATAGTCTAATGTTTCATCACCTTTAGATACTGGCTTATATCCAAGATATGCCTGTCCTTCAGACAGTTCAATGAAGTCTTTATCATAAATTGGCTCTAATTTAGATGTGGTATTAATTTCTCTTTCTAATGGTATTCCATTCCCTTTACCAGCTTCTAATGTTAATTGTCCAACAGGTTCGGGTTTCATATATCCTTCCATCATTAAATTGTGTCTTCTTCTTTCTGCAAATTCTCTATCACCAGTATTGGTTCTCTTTAAGTCATCTGATACTTCTTTAAAGCTTCTTTGTTCTGCAAAAGCATCTAAGGCAGCATGTTCATCTCTCGGGTCAATAGCCATTCCAATAGCTGCCATTTGTCTCCTATGTTGTTGATAAGCCTGATTGGAAAATAAGTCAGCTTTGGCTACTTCATAGGCATTCTTATAAGATACACCCTTAACAGCAGACTTTCTATCTATGATGTCATTACCTTCTTTATAAGTTCTTATCTGTTCTTCTGATGAAGGTTTAAGGTCTCTAATATCGTGCAAATGTTTCTGGACATCAAATCCATCTATGTCTATACCAGAGAATCGGTTATACTTGCCTGTTAAAGCGTCTACCTCTCCTGCACCTTGATAATTCTTTAGAGATGTATTTATTGCACCTGAACGCTGGTAGTTCGTTAGGGTTTTATTGTCTGTTAATCTTTTCTGGTAAGCACCAAACTCGTCATAGTTAGACTTCAACGCGCCTAAGTTTCCAGAGAAAGATAAGTCTTTTCTAAGGTCATTCTGGATAGCAAGTACATCTTTCTGGACACCAGAATAGTCTCCTCCTGTTTTATCGACTAATTGTTTAATCCTATCTCTATACTTATTCTCTATATTGGCTCTTAACTGAGCATCTTTTTCTAAAACAGGAACATTGAGCAGACTTGGCACTTCTCCTAATGCAGCATAGTTCTTGTCAGACTTATCCTGAAGATAGGACAAAGTCTTACCCATCATCTCTAATGGTGCATGGAATGAATAGTCTGCCTGTTGTAGTGGTTGGTAGTTAAAATATTGATTAATTGGCATTGCGTTTCTTTTTGTTTAGGTTATTGAAGTCCAAAGTATTGCTTCATTGCTGGAGACATATTTTTCATTTGATTAGCCCATACATCAGGTGCTATTCCTTTCATCATTTGTAAGCCTGCTTGGTTAGACATACGTGTATTCATCAAGTTACCTACATTCATACCCATAGTAGCAACATCTCCATAAAGTCCCATTCTCATGTTTTCTCGTGTTCCTCTACGTCTTGCCATAATATCATCTGTTTGGTTAGCAGATTGATTATTCTCTCCCATACGTTGAGCCAATCTTTGTTCATAGTTATCTTTGAGCGAAGCATTCTGTTGTTGAAATTGAGAAAGTGCTTGATTATCCGCAGATAGCTTGTTTGCAAATAAGGCTTGTTGTATACCTACATTCTGATTAGAGGTATTGCCTTGATTGGCTGCTAAGGCTGATTGGTAGGATTGTTGATTTCTGTTTAAGATAGAAGAAGGGTCTAATTGAGTTAAAGAAATAGGAGCTGTATTAAGACGTGTAGCTTGTTGTTGAAGCGGTTGAAAGGATTCTATTCCTTTAGCAATAAGAGAAGCTGCTTGTCCTGCCATGCCTATCTTTTCTCCTTGTGTTGATTGAGACCAGAAATTAGGATTATGTTGCTTAGGCGCAAACTTAGTATCAATGCCAGCTCCTTGCTCTGATAAAGCAGTCTGAAGCGCATTCCCATAAGGGTCTGTATCCAAAGAAGCTAAATCAGGATTAACTCGAACATCTAATGCGTGACTTCCTTTTTCTCTTCCTAATGGCAAAGGCGCCGTAATGTAGTGATTACTCCTATTTAAGAAAGCGCCATTATCTCCCCTACCAGCATCAGGATTAAACATAGACTGAATAGAGTCTGGAATCATAGGTGTTCTTAATGGCAAAGGATTAGTTCCGTATATCGGGTCAATCTCTGAACCATCAGGCATATAGTTGATTCACATTCCCTAAGTTTTGCATATTCTTTTCCCAGTCTATTGGACCACCTGTAACATACTTTTTAGATAATACCTGCTTAGTAACTTCGTCTTGAGCTCTACCATTTCTTAATGATTTTCCTTCTTCGTTATTCTTTAGTATAGTTAGCATTTGCCATAACATAGAATTGCCTTCTTCTTTTTTAGGCGCATTACGATAACTACTCTTGTCAGGGTCATTTCTATACGCTTCAATCAATGGAGCATTTTCCCAATTTGGAGTAGATTTAATGGGAGCTGAAACAGGTTCTTTTTTTTTAGTAGTGCTATTGGTCACAAATGGAGTACCTATGACAGTTGAACTATCATCAGGACGAATCATCTCTTTTTTAGAAATAGCAGCTTTTACCTTTTGTTTGCGAATTGAGTTTTCTTTACTCATTAGAGAAGATTTAGGAACACCTTCGTAAGGATGAGCTTCATACCATTTTTGAACTTTTTCATCATGTTTTCTTTGATTCGCTCCAAGTCCATAAATCATGCTATCGAGTAATCCATTTCCACTATTAAATTCATCAAACTTTAGAGCATTAGAATTTTGAAGCCCAGTAAGAAAAGCGTCTGTATCTTTATTGCCATGCTTAAACTTCGCTTGATATCCTTGCTGCTCATCTGTTAAATCTAACTCTCCTTCTTTATAGTATATTCCTTTCTTAACCGAATCATTATAAGCAGATTCAGTTTTCTTACCCCATATACCATCTACGCCTTTATTCCCATAATTACCTAAATCGTAACCAAGAGCTTTTAGTTCTCTCTGAATCTTAGCCGTATCTTCAGAATGAGCAATAGACTTTTTATTCTGTTTAATATTTTTAGCTGCTTTATTAGATGCATCTACTATTACTTGATTCAAAGTATCGTTATTTGTAACTTGTTCTACTTGAATGCCTCTTCCTTGTGAATTCATCATCTCTTCATAGAACTTGTTTAGAGGAACTCCTTGTTCATTGCCAATCTCTCCACCTTTGTAATATCCTTGCGGAGGTTGGTCTTGTGGTCTATTCCTATCTCCTGCCATTTGAGCAATCATCTCTTGCATACGATAGAGTCCATCTTCTTTCTGTTGTGTATATTTAACAGTATTCATGGCAGCTACATCTGAACCATTCTGAAGTATCTTTTCTGCTTTCCCTCTACTTCTCTTTAACGCTTTATCTTCATCTACTATTTTCTTTCCTGTAACAGGATTAAAGTAATTGGTAGAGATAACTCTATCCTTATTCGTATCTAAGGTCTCACCATGATTAAGGGCTATTGGAGAACCTTTATAGTTCATGTTATTACCATCTATCTGATTAGGAGCTCCTGTAACTAAGCCAGCACCTTGGGCTAATTTAGACAAGTCTCCACCGTCTTTAAATCCTATATTAGACTTAGGAAGAACCTTAATGTCATCAGCCCATCTCAATAGATTAGAGAATGGCATAAGGTCTTCTACTTTATTTGCACTTCCCATTTGAACGCCTTTGACAGCAGGCTTAATCATATTGCCTCCAAACAAGCCTAAAGCATCAAGGGCTGTGTTGCCCATAACAGAACCTAATGTAGAAGGACTTGTTAAAGATTTCTTATATGCTGCATTCTGGTTATTTAGGTCTTGAGCTCCTTGTCCGTACATGTTCATCATGTTTAGATTCGCTTGTGTTGGAGAATTATGAGCATAGAAGTGTTGTTGATTCTGCATATTTCCCATCCACGTAGGTCTTAATATCGGATTAGGAACAGATGTATTGTCTCGAGCAGGAAGAACTGGACCGCCTTGAGCATAACCAAATGCATTCTGATTAGAATAGTTAGCAGGATTGTTCATAGCCATTTCTGCTTGTTTCTGTTTCATCTCTTGGTTATTTAAGTAGGAAGAACCTAATCCCGCAACAGCACCTATGCCTGTTCCTAATCCTGGTGCTACCATATTTAACAGAGGTGCAAATTTAGATATACCTCCAAGAATATCTCCACCTTGACTAAGTTTTTGTATTTTCTTTTTCATTCTCGTTTAAGATTTGTTTATCTTAGAACTATATCTACATCTGAACCAAGAGAAAAAATTGTTTGCTTGACCTTATTCGTAATTCCGATGTCTGTTATTTTATTGTATTGTAAGCCTAACTTAACACGTATCCACTTAGAACTTAGTCTTCCAGCATTCATTGTTTGAGACGTGTATATATTGGCCGTATCGAGTGTTTTTCTTAAACGGTTATTAAATGTCCAGATAAAGTTAGCCGAATTGTTCACGACCTTAATTCTATCAAGTATCTTGTTGATGTGATAATAACCTTCTTTCTCTGATAGTTCAGCAAAGTTAGTAGAATAAAGATTCTGACGTATCATCGAAGTCTTATCTTGAACAATAGGTAATATGTTAATTACGCCCGTATGTTGTTTGTCTGTATACGCTTCTAATGTATCCCACCTAACTGTATTTATACTATCTTGTTTCGATTGAGCAGAATCTATAATCAACGTATCTAACTGTTTCTGGTAAGTAGACATCTCGTTCGCTCCATTAATTGTTGTCTCAATCGAGAAGGAATAGTCCTGTTCTTGAAACATGAGGTATGACTTGTCATTGAACTTAGAATCAGAGTGTTGCCATAGTGCATTTGTGTTTAGTGTACTATCTGGATATTTATGCTGAGTTAAGAATCCCTGTTTAAGTCCAAAAGCATAATCTGGAACATACGAATGAAAAGACACCCATGCTTTATTAGAGAAGTCGTAAGAGATGGTATATTTCTCTAAGGTTGCTATATCTTCTATCGGTAAGTCTTCAAATGGAACTCCAAGAACATTATAGGAAAATCTAAAGAGTTTAGTTGAATCATTATAGGATATTGGCCCAGCCTTAATCTTCTCAAGCGTATTCGGATTCAATACCCAACGGTGCATTGTAATAAGAACTCTCTTTCTCCATGCATCATAGTATGTAATAACTCTATTATATTTATAATCAACGTTAAAGTCTAATAAGTCCCATCTAAGGAACGAATCAAAGAAAGGTTGCATAGATAAGGTAATGTCTTCTAAACCGTCTCTAAACAGAAATATCTTATGGTTATAGATGTCTACTAATAGTGTACCAAATTCAGTATTTACGCGGTGCATAAAATTATAACCACCAGCATACCAAGTTGTGTTTGAAACTGCCTTAGGTTCGTATGGAATAACTTCTGCTTTACCGAGATAGACAGATGTCTCATTGCCTTCTATCTGTTGGACATTTGTAGGAACCATTAAGATAGACTTATGGGTGCGTGCATAGATATTATTCTTGTCCACAAACAGGTCATTAATCTGTCCATACTGAGCATCTATATCTACATAGTTATTAGGACGCAAGTCTCTATAAGCATCTGTCCTTGCTGATTGGAAAGACTTCTCTGAATATCTAATTCGATAATAGTGCCTATTTTTTTCAGAGAATTTGATATAATCGTATTGTCCCGACAAGGCATACTGAGGCTTAATTGGAGCCTGATAGCCGTAGTCTTTGTTATAGAGATAGGCAGGAGCAAATAGTCTTTTGTCTGCCGTTGAATTAGACCAGAAACCAGCATATATACCTCCGTTCATTCTGACTAAATATTCTTCAATGTCTTCACCAAAGCGTTGAGGTGCACCATTCCATGTGTACCATCCTTTATGATAAAGATTACCCTGAGTCTTTTGATTCACATTCCATTGATGCCTCATACCCGCATTCAAATCAGACTCTACTATATAGTAATAGAAATCTTCTGTGATATTGTTCTGGACTGAACCGTAGTTAATGAAAGCTATATTATGTACGTGCAAAGGTGTAATAAACGTATCTCCTGATTTGATAATATGAAGATTAGAATTAATGGTCGTATTAATGTTTGGACTATTGAGCATTCTGGAGGTATCGAAATAGGTCAATAGGTCTAAGTTTCCATAGACAGACTTCTCTTGCTTAATAGCACCATACGTCAAGAAAGGTTTGGCATTAGGGAATGCCGCAGAATCAGTAGGATTCTTTATTACTTTTCCATTTTCCATCTGAAACAACAAAAGCGCATTAGAGAAGCTTCTATTCCTTAACGTTACAGTAATATTGCCCAGACTTCCTAATGTGAAATTATCTGTGGTTAAGCTCAATGTCGTAGGAGAAATATAAGTAAATGCCTTTATTGCCAAATTAGAAGGATTGTATTTAAGTGGTCCAAGTGTGTCTAACTTTTGAATAAACTCTCGTACTATCTTTCTGTTATCTCCTCCCATAGAAACAAAATTAGGTTGTAAATATGTATAGTCTGAAACATTTGCCTCTACATCTTGTTCTCGATTATACCATTCTATCTTATAGTGTGTCCCATTTAGTCCTGCTCTCTGGAATACAGACTTAGGAGAATAGAAAGAAATAACTTTATCTGAATCATAGAAGGCAAGAGGTGTATCTCTATATAGGTTAAACTCGTTGTACGTGGTAAAGCCTTTGTCAAGAACGGTCTTGTTTTCATCTGTACGCTCAGCTTGTACAATATGCCATGATTCTACCTGATTTGTAATAACGGACGGCAGAGATGAGACAAATAGACTTAAATCGATGTCTAAAGATAAAGGCCGAACTTCGTCATCTGTACAGTGGAGTATCGTATTTGTATCAGGCATCTTATGATGCCTAATAGATTTTCCTGTTAAAGAACCATAAAGATTTAAACCGTTTGGTGTCTTAATCGTAGGGTAAACTTCATCGCATTCATAGTAAGCCATGATGCCTCCAAATTCTGTTGGCGTAACTATATCTATATTTGACGTGTTATAAACTCTCCAACGTTCTATCTGATTTCCTATTATATACTTGGTCAAGTGTTCTACTTCATGTGTTTGAACAGAATTTCCCGTAGCATCAATCGTAGTAGAAGATACTATGTTTAAGAGTTTCTTATCCCAACCAGAGGTAGGGTTGGTACGAATAGTAAATATTTCACCAGAGGACAGGGGCGCTCCTATCCCTGTTAAAGGAGCTCTTCCAGGAATATGAAATACAGGTGTCCTTTGACCATTCTTCTTTCTTCCTTGAACACCTAAGGCATATACTTCATCACGCATATACGTCTTGTGCTCTAACATATTTTTCGAGTTTCCTTCTATATTTGCTGTAAACTTAGGTAATCGTTCTGCTCTCCATCTAACTGGTATAGACAATGCTGCTTGTTGGATTAGAGAATAGTCCATAGTCGTTTCTTCAACAGTATTAGCAATAAATAGTCTATTGTCTTTTTGAATATGCGCTTTTACTGTGCTAAGGATGGTCTTATCTATAATCACCTCATTGATAGAATATCCCGATAGTCCATTATATCCTGTATAAACCCATGTTACTGTACCATTAGGGTCTGTTGGATTTGACGAAGTTTTGGATATAGCAATAGGGGCACTCTTTTCTACCGTAGAGATAGCATTGTCTCCACCAGTAAAAAGGACAATCAAGAATTCGACATAATCAAACCGATTGTCCGTGTTGTATAAAGTGTACTTGATAGACTTATTAGTCTTAGGATATTGCTCTGTACCAGCAGCTATGCCAGCATCAGAAATATTGTAGCCTCCATCTATAGTGAAATATCCTTCTGAAGCAGCGTATCTATTTATCATTACGTCATTAGACTGAGCTATGACATTTGTGACGATAAGTTCTTTATCAACATAACGTGCATAACACTGATAATGCCCCATCTTCAAAGAACCGCCATCTAAGACTTCTATAGCCTTTAGATAAGGTGTTTCCATATTAGGCGCAAACAAGAGGGCGTCGCAAATAAGTGTCTCAGTAGGAAGATTAGGGTCTGTAACATATCTTGCCTTATCGTCTATATTTATTACACGGTATGGATTTACGCCATCCGTAAAATAAACAAACCGATTTGAATTGTCTTGTATTTTCAACAAGGCAGAAACAGGATATTGTTCATTAAAGTTTAAACACGTAGAACCGACTATTTTAGTGTAACCACAATCAGTAGGATTATGAATACCTATTTCTCCATAGCCATTAGCTCCTGCATAGAATAAGACATAGAGTTCTTTATCTGTATCAGAAAGAAGTTGATGCCCTATGAGCACATAGTCTAATGGAAGTGTACCACACTTGAAGTTAGATTGTTCCGTAGATAAGCCACCTAATTGCCCTTCTCTATCTTGTGTTACAGCATTAAGGGCTTGCTCGTATTGATTAGGCGGTACCAGTTGTGGAAGAAGCGCCCAGTTCATCCCGCCTGTAAAAGTATTAGATAGTGTCTTTTGCATTTTCTTTTTGGTTTAGAAGCGGTTACCTCTTTCTGGTTGATTTAGAGATTGAAAACCTGATTCAAAGAGATTCCCCTTAGGCATCATTCTGGTACGAATATTCTTCAAGTTTTCAAGTGTGCCTACATCAGGTGAATTCAATTCACCCTTGGCACGTGCAGCCAGTGTATTATATCGTTGAAGATGCATATTCCTTTCAGCTTGATTGAACTGGTTAGGCTCTACTTTTACTTTAGCGTCGTATAGGCGATAAAGGATATAATTGGTCAAGGCTTCTTTAAAATTCTCGTTATCAGGAATCATATACTCTCCATTGTCTTGGGCATAAGCCAGATAAGACAATAAAACAATTGCTGTTTTAGGGGTTACCTTAATCGCATTACCTTCTTCTCGATATTCCATCATACAACTTTTCTCTTGTAAGCAGGGCATCATAGGTGTTCCCGTATTCTTATAGAGCACACGCCATGTCTTTGATGTTTGAGAAATTGAACCTCCTCGTGCATTGAGAATACCATCTAACCAGATGTCTGGCTTAGGTACTTGAAGTCTGTCTACAACTTGTTGCCTAAGTCTTGCCAACTCTATTGAAGAGTTAAAGTAGGGATTAGAAACAGAAAGTGTATAAACCCATACTTGAGTTAAAGTCTTTAAGTCGTCAGGTTTCTTAAACGTATGTCCAATAACTTCACATAACTCGTGCTTAGGTGTCAACATATCTATAACACCTATCTTTCTCGAAGCCTTTAGAGCCCATTCTATAACCGTAGATTCGTTCCATTCGCTTGGCTCTATCGTGGTTGAGAGGTCATAGAGGATGGATTTTATTGAGACGTATTTCATTAAGCTTTTGTTTTTCCTTGTTTTAGATTAAGCTTTTCAGCTCGTTCGTTCATTTCTTTTTGTTTCTTTTCTTTCCTAAACGCTTGACGTGTTAACTTCTCTGATTCTCTATCTAAGATATGGTATTTACCAGCAGCATCATAGTTGAAGATAGCCTTAGCTATATTCTGCCTAAGAGAAGATGGAGCTACGTGCCTCCAAAGAGTCTTATTCGTTAGCATAGCTTTCTCTTTATCCCACGAGAACTTAGCGACAAAACCTTCTGAATGTGGATTCGTATATAGCTCTACACCTTCTTTCTTAAACCGTGGTTTATAGTATCTTGGCGTAAATTTAGATATACCTATTAGTCCCATACCAAAAGGTAATTTAATCCATGTACCTTCTCGACATATCTCTTGAGCTAAGTATTCGTTATAAATAGAACAGAACTCTTTAAATTCAGAGAATGTGAATTCTACTGCTTTCCCTTCTTTTGCTCTATCAGAGGCATAATGAAGATAAAAGTCTTTAAGCCCTACTGTTTTTCTTGATGCGACTAAACTCTTATCTTTTTCGGTATAATCGAATAGTTCTAAATATTCTGGTAAATATGTATCTCTTAATTGCATTCTTTTTATTTTTTATTCTTAGTTATTCTTCTTTTATTTTTTACTTCTCTTTTCTTAATTAGTTCTTCTTCTGGACTGCCTTTGACTCATGGCTTCCGTAGGCACAGTCGCATCTATTTCATCTGACACCTTATCTTGAACAGGACGGTTAATCAGATGAAGACTCATCGCATAAAGCGCAGGTAATAAGTCTTGGTCAATGAATCCTGAATCAGAATAAGGATAGACACAATTAGTATTTATGCCTGTACACTGTTCAAGATTTAAGTTTGAAACGGATTCTGCAAAGACGCCTTTGACAAGTATTTTTTTGATATGCGGGTTGTTTTGAACGAAGATGTGGTTCGCGTGGAAATACCAATTCATCTGGCTTATATCAAAGGAATCGGGGCTTTTAAGGCGTTGTATGAGTCCATGCTCTTTAGAGTATTTGTTGGTATCTACACTCAGGTTATCTATAACTTCTCCATTTAGATTCATCACCTTTAATGTAACGCCTTTCTTTGTTTGAAGTGCATTAGGTACGTGAAAGACAGTCCTCTTTACAGGACATCCACCTTCTGCGCAATTACAATTATGAAAGGCGGAATCTGAAACATCCATACAAAGTGTACTATAAACTTCTTCCGATAGAGCCACTCCCTTGTCTAAGCGTTTTCTCAAAAGGTCATTTCTGACCGCAAAGAGAATATGCGATAAGAAGCCGTCAGAAAGGCGTCTATCATCAGAAGGGATGCCGCCATGCATTAACTGTTTAAGTGCGTCTATATGTGTTTTTAAGTTCATCTGGTTATGATTTTCTTATTTTCTTTTTTTACTTTAAATACAAATATACATAAAAAAAGCGTGTCTGGTATCATTGGAGATACCAAAAACGCTTTTTATTTTTAGTGTATGCTATCTTAGAGTCCAAAAGGATTAATGCGCCCTTGAGCATAAATAGCAAACAGTTCCAATGTCTCATCATCGAAATAAGCCGATGCAGGATTAGGTAATATATTGATACGCATAATAGTAAATTTAAGTGTTATTTTCTCTTAGCATAAATTCTTATTGTCTAAAGAGATATATTGGAATAGGCTTATCGTAGAAGTACCATCTGAAACAGTATAGTTAACTTTCATAGTTCCAGTATTATTCAGAAGATTATCAAGCGCCTTGAACTGAATCTCGTATCTGCTATTAAGCGTATCGTAAACAACATTTGATTGAGACGTTATCGTAGTTAAGACAGCATCTAAATAGACAGAGGTTATATTTGAAGTCAATACAGTTCCTATATTGTTAAAAGTAACATTTAGATAAAGACTTACACGCCAATCGTTCATTGCTCCTATATCGTAACAATTAGACTCTCCTAAATAAGATACCATAAGGTTATTAGGTCCATTAGACGTAATCTCTACGATATTGCATGAGATAGTACTTGTAGAGCAACTATTGCAATAGTTGCAAATCTCTTTATCCTTGCACGTATAACCCGTCTGATTAGATAGAATAGTAGAATAGTCCACTAAGACAAGCTGACTCAGTTTATTTATCTTCTCGTCACATTCAATGCCATTACCCAATTGAGTCTTAATACTCTTATAGTTAGATATAATATTACAGTCCATATTTAACAGCAGTCAGTAATTAGGTTATTTAAGTCAGTATAGATAGTCTTTAGGTCTGTACATTGACACGTACATTCTAATGTATTTATTCCAGCATTTAAGATATAATACAAATAGAGAGCTTGTGACTTATAACGCTTTTCTTCTGGTAAAGACTCAATGTGTTTTATAACTTTACATAGAATATCTTTATCAGTTAGCTTACAAGCCTTTTCTTTATATGTCCCAGAAGCACCTGTTCTTAAAATCTCAATCGAGTGCGCCCCTGCGGTAAACGTAGCCGTATAGGGAAGATTTGTAGCAGCCACAATAATAACGCCATCAATAGTAAGAACATTGGTTAAGTTATATTGTGTTTTAATAGACACATCTAAGTCAATAGTATATGTGCCAGTTGAGTTCAATGTGAATATCATTATTCCTATTTTTTAGTCTTATTTAGAACGTCTTGGATAGAACCTAACTGAGGTTGTTTAATCATAGTAGCAGGTGTTACTACGATGCTCGTAGATGGCTTTTCTTTTGATTCTGAGAACACTTCCCCCTTATTTGCTACAATTGTAGCAGTAGGTATATTAGAAGCGCTTAGAAGCAAATTCACCACCATACCTAAGAAGGATAGAGCATTTGTAATCGTACCTACATGTTCTTCCATAGGCGTTCCTTGAAGAATACCTGATTGTGTTACAGCCGTTAAAGCTCCCCATGTAAACATAACCGTACCTCCAATTGCTAAAGCAACGACAGGATGTTTTTGTTGGAATGATTTATAGAGCGATACCGCAATAGGTGTTAACGAGGTTAAAATTCTTTGTTTCATGTCTAAAAGTTTTTTAGTATTGTAGGAGAAAAGACATCTCTTTTCCCCAAAGTTAATTGTTGGTTGACCGCACGAATAAGGGTCTGAAACATAATAGGATTCGCAAGAACAATGCATGCTGCTGACCAGTTACCTACAATCATAGATTCTTTATTCTTAGATGCTCGATGAATATTGATATAAAAAGAACCAGTCTCTTCTGCCCTGTTATCTAACTTAGAATCCTTATTGTTATCTCTCCAAACGGATATAGGTTTAGCCTGAACAAGAGCAGCATAATCAGAATGGTGTAAGCCTAACTTCCACGAATCCAAATATTGCTGCTCTTTAAGGATTGCTGTTCCGTTGGAACCCATAGGATGTAAAGCATAATAGAAGCCAGCTTTTGTTGTACACTTAGCAGACTTAAATCCCAACTCCCCCTTATCATTCCACCAAAACCAGTAAGCTTCATCATCAAACTTATTAGTAAATCTCTGACTTGTTCTAATGAAAACAAGATTTAACTCCCATGGTTCTCGATATATCTTATGACCCAATTCTTCGAGCCTGCTTGTTAATTCGTGTATTGTTTTCATCCGACTTTTCTAATTTTTCTATTTTGGTATAGAGTTCGTGATTTTCTTTCTCCAACTCTTTGATGCGTTCCTTGAAATTTCTATTCTCAATTAAGACCTCTTGAAGCTCATTGGATATATCTACAAGCATCTTTGAGTGCGCTGCCACAATGGTATTCATCTCAGAAATTCTTTGGTTGGGCGTTAAAGCCAGCTTAAAAATCCATGCAGATAAGGCGGTGCCTGCCGCGCCAACTGCTCCCCAAAGTACCGTTTGTATGTTATTGTCCATGTTTAAAATGCTTTAAAGTTTATCTTAAACTATCGACCAGAACAGTCAACATTGATAACGCGAACATAACCATCTTTAATGCGATGAGTAATTGTAATCATCTTATATTCAGCAGGAACGTCTACTACCTCGATGTATCTTGTAAATGTTCTGTATTCTGCTGGCGTATCGATAATCTCAACGCTCTCTACAACAGAGATATAAACAGCAGGAACTTTCAATTCACACCACTTGCCAGTAGCGTCTTGAAAAACCTTAGTATATTCATCTGACAAAAGCTTGTCAGATGCTTTCTCTTCCCAATGCGTGCGAGCAGCTTTTACCATAACAGTTTCAGAACGCTCTTCAAAATGAGTTCTCGGAGCCTTAATCATTACCTTCTCGGTTGAGATTTTAAGTTCGGCTTGAACAGCCTTGATTGTTGTACAGTTGACATCTTGTGCAGATAGTGTGAATGCGAATAGGCTCATAGCCAAAATTAATACGTGTTTCATAAAATATTATTGTTTAAGTTTTTTATTGTAAATCTAATTGGCTTACACCAGATAGTGTATCCCATAATTGGCGACCCGAAGTTTCGCCTTGTTGATTCCATTGAAACAAAGCGAATTCCGTTTCCATGCAATTACGTCCCATTGGATTATCTTGAAGCAGATATCTAAATGTAGCTTGTTCATTTAATACAATATCTGGCTGAATTATGGCAATTAATGTAGCTGCTCGTTTTGCCCATTGGGAAATCGAATCGGGACTATATGACTGCATTACAAGGTTGGCAAATGCAATACGTTTAGCGTACATTTGATAGCCTTGATTAGGCGCCGATATTGCTTTTTCATCTTTTAATAATTGAGTTGCAAAAGCAAACATGGCAGACTAAACAGCTTGTTGTAAATCTAAGCTATTCCCTACTGTTTGGGGGTTAGATATTTGTGGCATTGTTGTTTTGTTTGAATATTTCTTTTTTGTGTTAAAGACATAATATTGGAGGAGGGCTTAATCTCCTCCAATGAATACTAAAAGTTACTGTCCGTTGTTCCGAGTATATATATCTTTCAAACCTTCGACCGTAGCCATGTCATCAGATAAGTCCTGTGCATAAGTCGTCCATGCTGTAAGGTCAATCGAAGCTACTTGATACATAGTAATTGCTGCATCAGCAATTACTTGATTTGCTGCCAATTTAGCATTAGCTGCATCTATAACTGCTTGTGCGGCTACGATAGCTTCTTGGTCAAGAACCAATTGTGCTTGTGTTGAAGTGACCAAATCAAGTGCTGGTTGAACATTGGCAGTCAATTCTGCTGTTACTGCTGCAATATTTTGAAGCTGTGTATCTTGAACAGCTTGTCCTGTTATGAGTTGATTGAAGTCAACTGTTGTTTGAAGTGTAAACATTGTTAGTCTTTTTAAAAATTTGATTATTAAGTAAGCGAATAGCGTTATAAATAAAACTATTGCTAAGATTAGATATAGCTTTATCATGTTTATTTAGTTTATTCAACACGTCTCCATGTCGTTCCATTTGATTGAACTACGATGGAAGATTGGGCAAGTATTGTCGTGGCTGCTATACCCGTAAATCCAGTATAACTACTTACACTTCCTGCCGTTGCAGAATAATTAACTAATCTATACTCTCTACCACTACACGTATTTGCGGCAGGTAAGGTAAATGCAGGCATGCCTGTTGTTATTGTGTAAATAACTGTGCGGTCTATTGCTGCTACTGTTATAGCTGTTACAGTGCTTTCTCTAATAGATGTTGCTAAACTGCCAACAATATGCAAATTTGATGTAGGAATTAATACACCAATACCAAGACTGCCCAATCTGCCCTGTGCTGTTGAAGATAAATCTACAAAATTTTGAGTAGACGAACCAGTACCACCATTTGCAATAGGCAGTACGTTAACTCCCGTCAAGCCTATTTGTTCTACTGTCATATTTGTAGCAGCCATAATATCTGTTGAAGTAACGCTGAAACTGGTAATCCTTAACTTAATTGCTTGATTAGTAGAAGGAGTATAAATCAAAGAAACGTTCGGATTGTAGTTTCTCAAAAAAGAACCAGTTGTTAAAATACCGCCAATACCATTCAAGCCACTAATTATTCCAACATTTGAAGTAGCATCTACAAACTCAAAATAAAAGTCATTTGCCCCTCCTGTTGTATTTTGGGAATAAACACGTGCTTCTAACTTATAAGTCTTTCCTGCTGTTAATGTAATTACCCCTGTTGCTGTATTGAGTGGGATATTTCCCGATACAAGTGTATTAAGAATGATATCGCTTACAGCAGTCTTTGTTTGTGCTGCTGATAGTTTAGCTTGTAGATAATCAACAGTACTAACCGTAGTTAATGCTGTTCTTGCCACTTTTGTATAAACTTTCGTTGTAGCGTTAAAGCAAATAACACTATCCGTATTCGTACCATTTACTACAAGCCCCGATAGTAGCTTTTGAGTTAATGTAGAATTAAAAGATGTCGGAACTACAATAGCTGGTTGTATCCAGCCTGAAATAGGTGAACCCAATAATGTACCATCCGACTTCATCCTGACAAAGGAATCGCTTGTTGAAAGCGAAGCGTAATTTGTTGATAGCGTACCCATAATTGTACCTTGTGGTGTTATCGTAATTTGTGCATTTAATGAAAATACACAAATACTAAGAATTAAAAAAATATATTTTTTCATTATGTCTTTTTATTTTTTAATCGAATGCGTTTAATTATAGCATAACACCAAGTAAACATAACATGATGTGTACCACTTCTTAGAAACCAATATACTAATGCTACTGCAATTGACATAGTTAATGTAAAGTTAAGATTTAACACCAATACTAAACACCCCATATTACACAACATCTCAAAAGAATTTGATAAATGCCAAGCATCTGTTAGGAATACCAAAATAGAAGAACTGAACAAAAAGGCTTCTCCTTGCTTCACGTCTCCATTTTTATATTTTCTTGTCCAACTTGTTGTACCAAAGAAACCATTAGGATTTTTCACACCAAAAGCATCTTGAAATTTTCCAGACATTAAAGCATCTGAAATGTCTTTAAAGAACCCTTGCCCTATTGCACATAAAGCAAGGATTATATAAAATGTTGTCATATCTTTTATTTTTGAATTACTATATCCCAATTTGAAGAAATGTTGCCATTAGCACCTACAGTTAATCCGCTAAAACTAAATGTTACTGTATCTGCTGCACTAACATAAACAATAGGTGCACTTACTCCTGATGTCATTACGTTTGTTCTTGGGCTTGCTGATACTTGCATACCCACAACAGCACCCGTTACTGTTACTGATACTGTCCCTACTGTTCCCATTCCTGTAATAGATGGAATGTTGACTACGGTATTAGAAGATTTGATAATTTGTGATACACTTAAATCTGCAAGTGACATGCGTTTTAGTACACCACTTGCGGATGTTACAATACTATCTGTTATTGTGCCTGTTTGTAACCCCAATAAACGAATAGGGTTTCCAGTACCACCTGAAATAGCATTAATATCTAATTTATAAACGGGTGATGATGTACCTATACCAACATTAACATTACTACCTAAAACCAGTGAATTATCTGAATCTACATTGGCATTATAACCAATTGCCGTAGCATTTGTTAATGCATCTTGTACGTTCGCATTTTTACCTATAGCTGTATTGTTATCGCCATTTATAAGCGCGTCCATACTATTTTGACCAATGGCGGTGTTACCATTTCCGTCTATATTGTTGTATAATGAGCCTTGTCCTATTGATGTGTTTGTATTACCAATACTATTATTTAATAATGAGTTTTGCCCAACTGCGACATTCTGAGAACCAATATCATTTGAATATAAAGAACCTGAACCTACTGCTGTATTATTAGAACCCGTAGTATTTGACAAAAGTGATATTGTACCAATAGCCGTATTAGTACTTCCCGTAGTGTTAGACGCTAAAGCATTTTGACCAATCGCTAAAGAGTTTGTTGTATTTCCAGCAGACCTACCTACTGTAATACCATTTATAGTTTGATTTACAGTAAATATATTATTGACATTTCGTTTTACAATATCTTGCAAATTAGACATACGAAAAACGCCTGTTGCATCTACTGTTACAACACTGTCTGTATTTACACCACTTACTAATCCTACTGCACGAATAGGATTAGTAGTACCCTCAATGTGCAGTTTATTTGTAGGTGTTGTAGTTCCAAATCCTGTGTTTGCAAGAGAATCAGAATAAATACGTATGTTTTCACCAGCACCTAATACTAAAGAGTTATTCATAGAGCTGTCTGCTATAATACTTCTAACTATACCGTCTCCCCTGCTTAGTAATACTGTATTGTTACTGCCTGTTTTTCCATAATGTAAAGCATTTACACCATTAGCTGTGTTAGAATTGCCAGTAGTGTTAGATTGTAAAGCATTTACACCATTAGCTGTGTTAGAATTGCCAGTAGTGTTAGATTGTAAAGCACTTACACCATTAGCTGTGTTATTATAACCAGTAGTGTTAGATTGTAAAGCATTTACACCATTAGCTGTGTTATAATAACCAGTAGTGTTAGATTGTAAAGCACTTACACCATTAGCTGTGTTAGAATTGCCAGTAGTGTTAGATTGTAAAGCACTTAGACCATTAGCTGTGTTATTATAACCAGTAGTGTTAGATTGTAAAGCACTTACACCATTAGCTGTGTTATAATAACCAGTAGTGTTAGATTGTAAAGCACTTAGACCAAAAGCTGTGTTATAATTGCCAGTAGTGTTATAATATAAAGCATTTAGACCATTAGCTGTGTTAGAATTGCCAGTAGTGTTATAATATAAAGCATTTAGACCATTAGCTGTGTTATTATAACCAGTAGTGTTAGATTGTAAAGCACTTACACCAAAAGAAGTATTAGCTAACGAACTATTTACTAAGCCAGCGCGTACACCATTTCTAATAAATACTAAATCATGGTCACTATTTGTTCCAAAAACAGTATTAGCTGTTAATGTATTGCCACCAAGTTTCCATTTGTTAGAAAGCATTAGTGTTTTATTTTCCCATCTTGACCCTTGTGCTAACGATACATTATACACCCATTCGTCACCCGTCAACGTATCAATAGCGGATGAACAACTATAAGACTGATTGAGTACTTGTAAATTTGCAACTGAATTAGGACTACCATTTATCTTGCATTGTCCACTACCACCTACAATTTGAGCAGAAATTAAAAATGGAATAATCAACAACAAAAATAATATTATTTTTTTCATTATTTTTTTCATTATTTTTAGTCATCCTAATTAAGTTAATAAATTAGGATGACCTATTTTTATATGTGAATTAATATACTCTGATTAGAGGCGTTCCTTGTTTCACTCCCATTGTGTTAGCCGCACTTGCTTGATACCATCCTCCAATTGCCACGCCACCTGTTCCTGCGGCAATATCATCCGTATATGCTATAAGTGTTCCGAATCCGATAATAGGAGAATTTGCTGCACCTGTTAAAGTCAAAGGTGCTGTTGCTGATAATGCAAATGAACCACCTGCTAAGTTAAGGGCTACTGTTGTTGAGTTGGAAGCTGCTGCTGTTGCTGAAATTGTTTGAATCTCATTAGTTACAGAACCATCTACTTCCGTTGAAGTAACGGTAAAGTTAGGATATGTACCAGTAATAACACTAATTCCAGCACCAGTAATAGATACTACTTGGTCTGGTAGGCTATTTGTTAATGTGATAACACCACCATCTATTGAGGTTGTTTCTGCAATAGATAAACCTGTTCCTGCTGTAACAGTTACACCTGCACCAGTAGCCGTACCTACTGAGTTATAACCTTGCAAAATTGATGTTGTAGCTGAACCAGCAGTAACACCTATGAAACCTTCGTTTGTGATACTACCATCAACTTCACTTAAAGTCATTACTACCCACTTACTACCACTTGCGAGTGAATTATCATAGCGATAGTATAAGTTTGAAACCGAATCCTTGACAATCTGACAAGAATATTTTGAATTGATTACTTGGAGTGACCCTGTATTAGGGTCTCCTGCGGTAAGGCAAATGCCTGCACCACCCACAGGACTTTGTGCATTTACTGAAATATAGCTAATAGCTATAAAAAGAAAAATAAGTACTTTTTTCATTTAATATTGTTTTGTTTTAGCGTTAAAAATAAGTGTAAAATTTATATGATGTGTAGTCCGTGCTAAAATATAGCTACCAAACACAAATATAACCGAATAAATATAATATGTATTTTGCGGAAAATATGAATACTTATAGCATAAGTAACATGATAGTAGCATTAGTACATTATATAAATTAGCATTTAATAGATTTAAGAAATGCCAAAAATCAGTAAACGGAACTAATATTGAAGATGATAGCCAAAATGCCTCCCCCTGACTTTTATCTCCATTCTTCCATTTCCTTGAGGTATTACCCCACCATGAATTAGATTTATTTGCTAAGTGTGGAAACTTAGCTGCGAAAGACCCTGAAATAATTGTATCTGCAAGACTTTTAGTTAGTCCTATTAATATAGATAGGACTATGTATAATATTATAATTTGTATCATTAAATATCTTTGTTTTCTTTTTCGTAATAACGAACAAAATAAATTATAAATGCAACAATAATTACGATTGCTATTATGCTAATAAATTGACCAACATGGTCATTAATAAATGTACTCATTTTTATTAAGCTCAAATTGTTAATTAATTTTTTCTACGTATTAATGTGCCTTCGACTTGACCCATTTCATTATCTATACTTGTTTCCCAAATCCCATTAATGGGCGTAAATAATGCTGCATTAATGGGATTTTTAAAACTTCCGTATATTTTAGAATTTATAATATCGCTTGCAAGTAGCTTCTTAAATCTATTCTCTAATGACCAACGTAGTCCTTCGTTTGTTCCAGCAGGAACAGCACAATAACCTTGTGGATTCTTGCGAGATATTATAATTTGCCCAGACATAGTTGCTGATGGAGATGTAGAAAGTAAAGCGTCTGTTGATAAGAACCTAAAAGATACTTGATTGCCAGAGGTAGAATTGATAAGAGTTACTGCGCCAGCATAGATTATTCCATCTTCCATGTAAAATAAACTATCTCCAACAGCCACACTTGTACCATTATAAATCCCATTAAAATCAGTTACATTGCCTATAACTGTATAAGTATTGCCAGATACTAAACTTGTAGTTCCTATGATATTATAAGTAGTCGCAAATGTAATATTCTGAGCATAAGACATTACTGTAATAGCAAGTAATGCTATAATTGATAATATTTTTTTCATTTTTATTCTTTGTGTTTTATTAAACTTAAAAGTTCATTACAAGTGTAGCTGTTGTACCCAATACATTCGTTCCAGTTGCTTTAACAATAACAAAAGAGCCTGCCGTACCACCTGAAACTGAAAGTGTAGGTGTAGAACCTGGATTCTTATATAACCACGGTGTAACTGAAGGTGTAGCGCCATTTTGAGTGTTGAAGATTTCTGCAACAGGAACTTGAATCATAGAGCCAGATTGTGTTGTAGGTACTTGAACTGTAATAGAATTTGCACCATCTGTATCCGTAGCAGTATCAAAACCTACTTGAACACGGATAACTTCAATTAATCCACCAGTAGAAACAACTTGTGTTACTCCAGCGGCTTTAGTAAATGTTACAACAGGTGTTCCAGATACTACAAAATACTTAATAGAAGCACCATTATTGACGACTGTTATTGGAGCAGAAGCTACTGGAAGAGCTTTAACAATAGCACCCGTACCATCGAAACCTAATTGTGTCGCAATAGTTCCTGTTGGAGGAGTTAGGGTCGCTACTATACCATTAACAGTTGAAACAATACCTGAAGCAAGATTACTCGTTAAAGTATTTGTAGTAGCTCCTACGGAAGGAATAGTGATGTCTAATTGAGTAGCATCACCACCATTTATAACTGCTGTGCCACCAATAACATTTATCTTATCGAAAGCACCAAGAGTAGAAACGTTTGTGCCTGCTTGTTTATATTGAATCTTATCTTGCTTGGCTGCAACGAGTAATTCAAGCGTTTCTCCGTGTGCTTCAAGTTGAGCCAGTGCTGACTTGACTGTGGCATTATCAGGAATTGTAACACCCGTAAAAGTGCCAAGATTGGTAGCATTAGCAGCCACTCCGCTTAAAGTAGTCAAGTTGTCTGTTACAGTTGAATTTGCCTTAAGTCCAATAGCTGTTGCTTGTGCAATAGAGACTGGCTTGTTTGCATCTGATGTATCGTCCACATTCGTTAACCCAACGTCTACTTTAGCAAGAGTAACTGCTCCTGTACGTCCTGCAACAGAACTAACAGCACCAACACCTGAAATAGTAATTGTTCCATCTGATGCAGCTTGCGTAATCCAATCTGCAACATCTAAGGTGTCTGTATCAATAGCAGTACCAAAGATACCACTTTTGCGAGGCGGATTGTAAATACCTAAGGATTTAGGTAGATATATTTTTTGTACCATTTTGTTTTCTTTGTTTAAAAAAAAGGAATCGATATGTCTCCAGTTCGATTCCCTTTATGTTTTAAGTTAAACTTGTTCTTATTTGAAGAATTATTCCTATCCGTTTTGTGTAGCAGATGGCATATTTGCTGAAGCTAACCACCTGTTGATATACGTAAACGTATCTGTATAAGCCGTAGAAACACCTTCAACACCTTTAACTGCCGTAGGGAATACGATAAACTCTTTCAAAGGAGAATTGATATGAGCACCTGAAGCATCGATAACATTAGAAACAGAATGGTCAATAACGATTGTATCGTATGTCTCAGTCTTATCAAAGATGTTAGGAAAGTCTACGATTGGCACTTCAATTGTAAGATGATTATATTTACGTTGACCTTGAGTCACACGGTATTTCAAGAAATATTGAGCACCTGAACCTTGAGCTTCTTGAGCAAAAGACAACTGCTTATTATAAGTCGTACCATAAGCAAAGCCATAGTTTAAACCTACTTCTAATTTTGTCTTAACCAAAGGTTCGTAATCAAGAAATGCTTGTTGACGGTCAAGACCCATAATAATCATCGCATCTGCTAAAGGATAAGCAGCAGTGTTAGATAGGTCTACTGGTTTAATCTTCGCTGTATTAGGAATACCAGCTGCCGTTGTAGCAACCAATAAAGAATCAATCATGTCTTGCGTAAACGTTACTGAACGCGTTTGACCCGCAACAGAAACGATAACTGGAACTGGTGTTCCATGAACGATAGCTGAAAGAACTGTACCTGTACTTGTAGCCGTAGAATCAATTGCTAAACCAATGATAGGGAACATACCGCCACGACTACGCATAGAAATAGTCAATGCTTGGCTGTTTTGGAGAATCTGGTAAACCGTGTTGTTGATAATATCTGAAACAGGGTTAGTGGTCAAGAGTTGAGCTGATGTATAGACTGGTGTGATATAATCCGTCATTAAGTCTAATGCTTCTTGATTACCTGCGAATTCTTGAATGTGACGACCGCGCATTGCAATCTTCAAACCGAAAGAAGATGATGAAATAGCTGCAATATTCTTAATTACCCAAGTAGAGAAAGCTGGTTTCTTATAAGGTTGTAAGGTTACATTTACAGGGTAGCGAGAATCAACAGCCGATGTGCGCTCGTAAGGACGATACCAAAGCGGTGCCATATATGTTGAATCACCAGGATTAGCTGAATGGTCTGTACCTTGATAAACAACCAATTGTGGTACTGTTAAAGAAGTATCAGGTGTTCCACCTTGAGTGATAACCGACTTGTTAACAATAGTGCCTGAATCGGAAAAAAAGCCTACTTGACCGTCTGCCAAAACGATATTGCCAGCAGCGCCATTAATGTGTGTAGTGGTTGTAAGAAAAGGAGCTACTGTATTCAAAAGGGCTACGCCACGTTTGCCTAATACAAAAGATTCTACTTTCCTTTTTGTATCTCTGTTTGCCATGAGATTGGTTTTGGTTTTTGATTTCTCGAGGAAATCTTTGTTTTAAACGCGCTAAAGTATCAGCCTTAGCATTCTATTGTATTTAACTACATCGTTGCTTAGAATCAAAATAAACAGCCTTCTCGTTAAGAATAAGACTATTCACTTAGACTTCCAAGTATATCTTTTTTCAGAGCATAAGCAGAGTCGTTCATCGTGTTGAAGGCTAAGGCTATTGCTATATCTACTAATTTGTTATGGAGCTTAGTAGGAAGCTCACAATCTTGGCGTACCGTGACAACATTATCCAAATATATATACCCACCATAGTTCATTGGTTTAGGTTCTTTAATATATTCGATAAAGATTTCCGAGTTCGCTATCAGATAAGGTGTATAAAGATAGAAAGAAACTTTTTTATTGTCTGAAACAGAAGGAATGTTATATCCATGATTCGTACTTCTGCCCGCATTGAAAAAAAATACTTCTTCGGATATGTCGAACGAAGATTTAAGGGCTTCGTCAAAATCGTCATTGTCTATGTACCTTCCTAATGCTCGATAGTTACACGAGTTCTTAGTGATAACACAAGATACTTTAGTCCAAGAGTAATAAGGTAATGCTAATTGTGGAAGATAGACCTCGTAGACATTATAATTACCATTTGATGAGGCTATTGTATTCAATGTGTTTCTTGCTGAAATAGCAGGCTGTAACGGGAACTTAATATGAAGTGAACCTAAGTCGTGAATTCTTTTTTGGTTAAGTTCAAACTGGTCTGTATATTGGTCTATCAGTATCCTTTGAGCTTTATTCAACAACCAATCTATCTCTGAAACAGAAAAGCTACGACGCTCGTTACCGCCTATTTTATTAGAGAGTAGATAGAATTCGTGATGTAATTCTTCGATGGTCATAGCTTTTCTTGATTAGAGATTTTTTTTTATTTTTTTTGCTTTATCGTTTCTTACTTAGCCATATTTAACTGGGCACGTAAGTCTTCAATAAGGGCTTGTTTCTTTGGATTGACTAAGAACTCAATTGCTTCTGTATAAGTCTCTCCTAAGACAATAGCACCCGTAGGACGCATCCATGTATAAGAGCCTTGCTTTTCAGCAATAACACGATAGTCGAGTAACTGTTGAAGAAAGAACTTAGCATCTAAATCAATCCTACCTTTTACTGTCTTAATCAAGTTAACGAGTTCCATAAACTTATCAATATTGGTTCCGACTGTACCAGTAGAAGCATCTACATATTCGTATAAAAGATTGTGAACTTGAGCTTCTGTTAAGGTTGTTCGTGCATTGGCTATCTTCAGAATCACAATCATAGAACGCTTATAAGATAAGGTTAATTCTGAACTATGAAGTTGAGCAATCGCGTTAGACTTAATTGCATTCTTCTGATATTTAAGCTCATCGGACTCGTTCTCTAAAGCAATATAGTATTGAGCTTTAGGCCATTTGTGCCCTTTCCATTCCTTTTCAGAATTAGCGCACCACCAACTTGCCAATGCTACTTCATACTTCATACAATCATCAAAGTTATCTAAATCAAGAACAGTTGTACCATCGTTTAGTACGATGGTTAAGTTCTCGAAGTACGACATGTCTTTTTCGTTAATTTCTGCTGACCTAATATTTGCTGGCCTGTTATGGAGGAATCCCTTGGGTTTACGAAAACGTTGTTCGTAATAGTCCTGCATAACAAGTGGTTCTTGTGTAATAGGGTCTTTCTTTTGAACACCTTGCTCAATCCACGGTTTATCTAAGTTTGTGGCTAATCCACCTATCTTTGATGAATACATAGGGCAAAACGTATCGTTTACCATAAATCCAATCTTAGTCTTCTGAGATTTAGTGCCATTAGCACCAATCACCCAATGTTCCATTCCTTGAGCTGTCTCGCGTGGAATAGTCTGGATAAATACTTTTTTCATGTTTTGTGTTATCGTTTATTTTACTTAGGCTCGACCTCCTAAGTCTGGATTGATTACCATATTTAAAATTCTTACTTCTGATATTTTATAGTGTATCTTTAATATTGCTTTGATAGCACAAAGAAACACTATAAAATAGCAAAAGTAAATAGTAATGGCGATTTAATTTGACTAATTCCCCTACTCAGCCAAAGAAAAAATAAGTTCACCCGCTTTACTCGGGTCTCTCAGGAGAATTCCTGCAGTTGCCGACGTATGAACAGAATAAGACATTTCAGCTGAATTTACCATGCCCTTGATGGCACCAGATGGTCCCCAAGCACCACATACAGTGAAGTCGTGAAATGTATTTTTAGCTTGTAACATCTGAATATTATTTTCGCCTTCAGATTTACCAAAGTCTAAAACAGTCATACGGAAAGAATCAATCGGAACACCTGGATATGCTGGATGTGAAATCTTGCAATAACGACGGTCATCGTACATCTGGTTATAGACCAAGTCAACTGTAATACCCACAGTACCATTGTAGCGTGTGAACTGAGCACCATAAGCCAAATGTGGCGTAGATGTACCAGACCCAGAAATCTTATTGATATAATTCGTATCTACAGTTAAGAAAGACTTAGCTTCATTAGCACACATCTTATGGAAAATTAACTGACCATAAGTACCTGTCATAAACGTTGTTGCGCGATTTGCTTCTGTTTCACGTGTATAGAAAATATTCAACAAGAAGTCTTGAAGTCTTTGTGTTGTTAAAGCACCATTATAGTATTGCTGCCATGAACCACGTAGTTGTTCACGTAAGCCAGCACCAGTCTTCTTGGTATAGCCATTTTCCATTTGACGAGTAGACTTTTGACCATACATCATCGCTACTTCGATAGAACGCATTTGTTCGTCCCTCATTTTGGCTTCTGCCATTGGGATAAACTTCGTTACTGTTTGGGAATTTCCATTCGCATCTTCAGCTTGGAAATTCATACCCATCATACCGTCACGTCTCCATGCTTCATCTGTGATTTGAACTTTTTGACCGAAAGAGCCAATTTGACCTTCCAACATAAACTTGCCACCGTACTGTTGTGTACCATAATCATGGTTTAATTCTTGTTGGATAGAGGTAGACACCTTAGAATATTCTTTACCAACTTCTAATAAAGCAGGGTCATAGTATTGAGCAGGATTGTCTGTTTGAAGACGTACTGTATAGATAGCACCAATAGAACCATCTACAACAGGGTCTCCTACGATTTCTAACATATACGCATTGTCTTCACCCATCAAGACATCTGGTTGAGCAAAATAGTCAACATCTAATTTAATCTTGAACGTGGTATTGTTAAGACCTGGAGTCAGGTTTGTAGGCTCTAAGTTCTCGAGTGAACGGCAGAATTTTTCTTCTGAACCTTGTAAGAACCAACGGTAGATATAACCGTCAATTTCAGTACGACCAGCAGAACCCATACCGCCTGTTGCACCTAAGACTAATTTAGAAGAGAAAAAGAGTGATTTAGATGAGAATAATTTCGTCATCATGTTAAAGTAATGCGGTTTACCTGTATTGTCAAAAGCATTACCCAAATACATAGAATCAATAAAATTACCACCATGAGAAGCGTAATGTTTAATGATTGGCAGATTTTTAACTATCATGTTAAATTTGAGATTTGTATGTTTGTGTTTGCTTATTCGTACGTCACTTAGTCTCAGAATAATCTTAAACGTTAATTGGAATAAAGATTCAGGCTCGTCGGTTATTTACTAACCTATAAACTTAGCCCAATCAATTTCTTTAGACGAATTGCCAATACTGCCAAGCTTCTTAGATACAGTTTGCTCTAATTTAGCTTTTAAGTCTTTGGTCACCCTCGTCGTTGCTTTGTTTTCAAAGCGTTCATATTTCAGTCCTTTTACCTTATCATAGTCCATTAAGAGGTCTGCTAATTGGATAAGATGTTCAGGATTTGTTTGTATTTGATTTAATGCTCTCTGAAAGTCTGTAGCTTTCCCATCATCTTTTCTAACCGCATTAAATATAAAGTTCTTTAAGGGTTGCTTTCGCTTGTCTTCGATAAAGCCTGCATTTCCTATTGTGTCTGTAATCTTTACTTGAACCGCTTTTTGTTGTTCCATAGCCAGCTTTTCCAATCTTTCTTGTTCTGCTATTTTTAACTTACGCTGTTCTGATTGAGACTCTTCTAATTCCTCTTTGATAGATTCTGCTTCAGCCGCTAATTCGCCTTCATCTGTTTTAGACAGATAGCGTTCAATGCGGGCATCGTCCCACTTGACTGTATTCTTATAATAGTGCTTAATCAGAGAAATCTGTCCTTGTTCGTTTGAGATATCGAAGCTGTTATCTTGTTTAAGAAAAGCTTCGTAATCCTTACCACCTTTGAGTGAATATTGAACTAAGGACTGTACTTCTTCTGGTAGTCTTTCCATAATGGCAGAATAAGCCAATTGCTGCATATTTGCTAAGGTTGTTTCATGCGCCTCTGTTAGCTTCTCATTTGTGCCATCAAATTCAAAATCGTCTGGAACCATAAGAAGATTAGACTCTTTCATAAATTCGTAATACTTCTTAGTAATCGAATCATCTTTATCTGGTTCGGGATTTGAAGTGGCAGCTTGATGAAATCCGTTGTCTATTTTATCCTCACTTTTAGAATGTGCTTCATTTTTATCGTAAGGCTTAAAAAAAGCTTCTTCATCTTCTTTTGTAGCTGGAGGTACTACGGGATTAACAACACCTAAGTCTACGATAGGTTTCTCTTGTTCTTGTGGCATCCCAAATATCTGCGATGCAGGTGCATCATCTTCAAATATGATTGAAAAATCGTCCATTGATTATTCTTGTGTAAAGTTATCTTATTTTTGAACGAGCACTTGATTATTTTCATCAAGTGCTCGTTTTAATTAGGGTTCTATAATTCTAAAGTAGAATATATTATCGTTGCTTAGAATGAAGTTATTTGGCCGTTGGACGTGGTTTATTATCCACCTTGTACTTCTCGATACGCTCTTTTGCTTTTAATTCGTCCTTCTTCATGTTTAATTCTTTCTCTTTAAGAATTCTATCTTTTTCATTTGTCTCTTGCTGGAGCTTCAGCTTCTGGACTTCTATAAAATCTGGGATACCATCATTGTCAACATCCAAGTCCTTCTGGAATTTGAAAACGTCGATTTCTGCCTTCTTCAATTCTCTATCAGTAATCTCCTTCTCTTTCATCATCATTGTTTCTCGAGCATAAGCTTGAGCATCTTGCTGTTGCTTCATCTGGTTGTCATAAGCTGCTTGTTCTTTCTCTGCTGTTTCTTTCTCGAACTGTTTAATATCTTTCTTCAATTCAGCCAAAGAGTTAGACTCTAAGATGTCGATAATATGACTCATATTAGCCTTGTCGTTCTGAAGTAGCGCTTGAGACAAACTTTTTAGCGTATTAAAGATGTCGTTTTCTTGAATAGAAGAAGTAGCAAATACACCAATGTCAGAGTCTTCTAAATCGTCTTCCGATAAAGATAAGGTCTCTAACGAAAGGTCATCTAATATATATTGAATATGAGATTGTTTCGAGTCTTTATAGAACCGTCTTGCCGTACTCAATAGACTGTTTAAGACATCTTCCCATAACTTGTTATGGATATTGAAGAAGATTTCCGTAACCACAGCAGATTGGGTTAAATCCGATTGAACATTTCTAACAGCTTCGTCTGGTGAAGATTGACCTTCTCTTTGTCGCGTAACACCCGCACTGTCTCCAATCATGCCATCTAAATAATTTAACAACTGAACATAAGATAGGATGTATTGCATATTAGACCAGTCTGATGTTTGAGTTACTTTACCACCTCTCTGATAACCTCCTGGGACTTCTATATTCTCTAACGGGTTATATAGGTCAATATTCAACTCTTGAAGATAGTACATCGTCTTTTCGTGTCCTATATCAGCAGGAATCATAGACGTGTCCAAATGAAGAATCTTGCCTCTATCTTGAGCTACGAGTTTCTTCATCTTGTGCATCACGATAAAATAGAGCATCTGATAAGGTCTCATTCTGTCCATAATAGAAACAGATTCAGCGTTCATGTTATTATAGATAACGCCATGATAGCCTAACTTGGTCTTGTTTGGATGGTCTATTGAGAAATAAGCATGTCTCTTTGGTTGGATACAACAATATTTGTCCATACCAATTCTGACGCCTTCCCATACTTGAGGAATCCATTGTGCTTCATACTTATATTCCTTAGGAACAATAGTAGTCTGCCCTTGCTCATCCATTCCTTCCTCTTCTATTGTAAAGTAAGCACATTCAACATTCTTTCCGTTTACCTTTTTCTTCTCTTTTCTTGCGTTCTTAGGTACGATAAAGTTTTCGTCTACCAAAACAGTCTCTTCTTCATTAAACTCGTTGGTAAAGGTTAAAAAGCCTACTTGGCGCTGACTTACCCACTCTGCATGAACCACTTGAAGTTCTTGTGATGTCCGTGCAGAATATTGACCATGTACCATGTTTAAGTTACCAGAAAGTCCATTGTTAATCACAGAGTCTTGCCAGAACATATCTTCAACAGTATCGGTCGCATACTCATTCGGATTAGAAGTAGATGTTCCCCATGTTGTTGCAGAGCCTTCTAATTTACCTGTTATAGACTTTTGGTCTTCTTCGGACAAGTAATCTCCATAGATAGAAAGAATATCTGCATTGGTCATAAAAGTTCTTTGGCCAGCAAATAATCCATCTTGCATATACTTAGTATCCACTGACTTGTGATAGAATAAGTTAAGCGGATTAATAACCTTAACCACAGGTTCGTTACCTTCTATGCCTACATATACGATTTCTTCACCAGAGATGCAACCGTGCTTAAATCCGTCATTCTTCTTCGATTTTAAGTCTTGTCTCTGAACCAGATAATTCAACATCTTAGAAGACAATATCTCTCGAGAATCCCTATACTTAGAAGAATACCATTTGTCTATCTCATTAGGTGGTACTAAGTTGTCCATACGTGCTTGAACTTTCTTAGACTGCATATCTAACTCTTGCTGATACTGTTGCTCTAACTGGTCATCCTGTTGCTGCTGCATCTGTTGAATCTCTTGCATCGTCTGTTGCTCTTGCATCTGTGCAGGTGATTGCTCCTTCTGCTGTTGTAGTTTTAGCTGCTTATACTTCTCATCTAAGGCTAATTTCTTTTGTTGTTGCTCTTGTTGTACTTGAATACCATATTGCTCAACCGTAGCTTCTATCCAATTCTGGAGCATATCTGTTTTAGCCCTTTCTTTCTTTCTAATGCCTGAAGCATTAACGAGTGCTACGGTAAACTTGAAAGGACGTTTTAATTCTTCACCGAGGAGAACTTGAATCTTGTTATATGTCTTATTATAGGGCAAGACTTCATCTTTCCATTGTCCTACATCTATGCCCATTGCGTTACAGTCTCTCTCGAAGTCTTTCTGGTCCAGTTGGTTATTGAACAAGCGATAGTTAGAGAGCTTACGCGCATAATTATTATTAAAGAGATTAGAGTAACGTGCCAGATAGTCGAGCATCTTTCTTCCCCATTCGTTGTCGTTTTTTATCTTATCTGCGTAAGGAATACGCTGGTTTGGATAGAGTTGCATCTATGTTTTTGTTAGGTGTTTTTGTTTCTGCTAATTATGTCGGAGAACCCACTTTATTTTGATTGTAAGCGACGATTCTTCGTTTCTCGATATAGTCTAAGTCTTTGAATATTCGACGGTTCTCGGTGAAGTATTTCATCTTATTTGCATTCTCTTGTTGAAATACTTCAGATGTCTTTTTATTATAGTCCTCTTCTAAGGCTAAGACTGCTCCTATGCATCCATGAACCGCATCAAAGTTGCCATCTAAGTTATAGGAAATTAACTCTTCTAAGAGTCTTCGGTCGTGAATTTTATCTAAATTTCTTATCTGCTTATATCGCTCTGATGATAAGTCTTCTCCGTTTTTCATCCGAATCGCATCTTCTTCCTTAACCGATTGAGATTCGATGATTTCTAAAATTTTCTTCTTTCCAAACTTATCATACGTTACTATCTGCTTTTTTACATTTTCTCTACCACGTTCTTCCAATAACCATGTTCTAAGATATTGAAGTGCTTCCATCTTTAACTTCTGATTAGAGAGTGGATAGCCGTAGTCAATAGACATAGAGACAGAGTGTAACGCATCCTTGTTCGAGAGTACGGAAGAAGGTCGTTTATAGAGCAAGTCTAATCTTTTCTTCTTTTCAAAGAAGTCCTTAACATTACCCACATTGTTCTCAAACATGACCTTAGCATTGTACATTAATGCCAACTTGAACAGTATCTCATTAGATGCATCACGACCTTCAAAGGGCCTGCCATAGTAAACAGCAACAATCTCATCGTGACCATACTTGTGACCATACTTCTTTGTTTTCATAACCACGGTAGCAGCTAAAGAGCCGTTCTCTGAATTGGTCCTAAACGGGTCATGCCCAATAACGTACAACCCTTCTGGTACATACATCATCGAGCTATAATCTTGATTCCGATAATTAGTCTCGTCTATGACTCTCTTTTCTTCTATTGGTAATTCGTAAAGGACAACACATCCTTCCTTAGATGCACCATCAGACCATGGGAACTTATTTATTGGCAAGGCCTCTCCTTTGTCTAAGAGTTTATAGGTTACACCATTAATGCCATTTGGAGAATAGTGAAGACTTACTTTTTTCTCTAACATGTCTAACTCTCCATCTATCTCTAATTGGGTTAAACGCTCTTTCAATTCTACGATTGGGAAGATATTACCATTAGGTGTTAAAAATACTTCAGAAGGAACACGAGCTTTATATATCATTTCCATCTCATAGGCATCCCTATCCTTAGTCAACCTCATCTTTTCGAGGTCATTGTCAAGGGTAATCTTTGCCTTAGGCAAATCTACAATGCCTTCTTCATCTCTATGCTGATTAAGTAACATATAAGAAGACATAAAATAAGCTATCATGCCTCGATGTTCCCACTGGTCATCAAATGTCAATAGGTCAAAGTTCTTAGGATTATAGAACATATATTGAGCGTCAACGGTTCCGCCTCCAGCAATATCGCCACCAGTACCAGTCATAAATATAGAACCAAATTTTTTAGTAGTATCGTATTTAGTATTAGGTGTTAAAGCATTGTATACTTTAATAAGATTATTAAACATCCCAATTTCTTCCAATAAAATTAGCCCATTTCTATCCCCTTGACCCGCAAAGGGATTGTCTAAGAAAGAAAGATTTCTAATAATACTACCTGACCCAGCATCCTTATACCATTTGCCTTTTTCTTTTTTCTTGTAAGATGATACAATCTTAGTGTCAAATCCTCCTGTATATTGCTTAGAGAAAGGTGCAGGGTAAGCTCTGTCTGGAGATTCGTATATTCCTGGAAGACGTGAATAAGCATCTCTCATATAGCGCACCATTGTTGAAGTCTTTCCTTTATCTCCTGCTCCCATTATAATAGAAGCTTTCATATCTTTCAAAGAAACCCTATCTTCCGAGTCTAAATATTTATTAACTGGTGGCTTTCCATCGAATAACCATTCGTAAAGTGCTTGAGCTGCAAGTATAATAGACTTACCACCACCACGTCCAGTTAGCCAGAGCATATTCTTTGCCTGATTCCTGTACATAGGAATCCCTTTATTATGACTATGTATTTGTTTAAGATAGTGTCTTGCAGGAATATACTCTTTCCATTGCCCCAGTATCTCTGACCATATTTCAGGTTTATCTTTCTTTAAGACACTTCTATCGTGTAAGAACGCTTCACTTTCTATATCAATATTAGACTTATGAATATCCATGTATTCGTATTCTTCTAAGCAAGTATATTCTTCATCCCCATCAAAACCAGAAAAGCCGCGCATCTCCTCAATCAAAAGAAATATTTCCCATTCTATATCTCTTAAATCTGGTAAGGCATAGACTTTTTGAGTAATGTTTTTGCCTTTATTCCGATAGATATTATGAAAGTTAGTAAAATAGTAAAGGCGTCCTGGCATCCATTTCCCTTGCTCCCAGACGCCTTCTCTGACTTTCTTTAGTTGCTCTTTCCAGAAAGATTGATAATCATAAGAGCGTGGATGTGCTTTTATAATATCTACCTTAAAGGCTTTATTTGTGACATGTCTTTGCCAATCTACATTTTTAAGAAACATATTGCTTTGTGTTTATTTGTGCTACGAGAAGGGGTTGAACCTTCACGTCTTTCGACCACTCCCTCCACGGGAGCCGCAATACCAATTTAGCGTATCGTAGCATTATTTTGAAGAAGTAGTGGGAATCGAACCCACGTTCCGAAGATTAAAGCCTTTCATTTAATCTTTGCTCTACCTACCGAGCTCCTACTTCTTTCCATTTTACTTATCCGTTAATCATGTCTATCTCTTCAGCTAACTGAAGCTGTTGGTTAGACAAAGCTACTTCTGATTGTACTATTCCTGCAGTAAGTAAGATAGACGTTGCAATAGCCACTGATGTATTGACACAAGCCTCTGTAACAAGATAAGGGTCAATACATTGTGTATCTCTTAAAGAATCTGAAATAGCTAAGAAAGGTGATATGTATTTGCAGTTTGAACTTAAATCGCATACATCATTCTCTCTATTTACTTTCATCTTTAACGTATAGAATTTACCTGACCTAATGGCTTCTAAGACACTAACTCGTTCCTTAGGCATTACACCTGCATTATCCATAATCTGCTTAAAGGGAGCATATAAAGCCTTGTTTAGCATGGTTGCTGCCCAGTCGTTTTCTTTTTCTTGAAGTCGACTCTGTAACATCGCTACTCCACCACCTGCAACGATACCCCCTTTCAAGGAAACCATCAAAGCCTTAATCGCATCATCGTATCTATCCATCTTTTCTTTAACATCTAAGTCGGATGTACCACCCACCATGATGATAGCCGTCTTAGACATCAGCTTAGCCATGCGCTTTCTTGCTTGTTCTCTTTCCCACAAGATAATGGAATCGTTGTGGTATTGAGCATTGGCATGTTCTATTCGCTTGTTTACGCGTTCTTCATCAAGCGAAGGTTCTTTAATGATAAACTGTTCTGACGAGATAAAGACTTGACCAGCAGAACCTAAATCTTCGTATCTTAAGTCACCTAAGGAAAGACCATTGTTTTGAGAGATAACAGTAGCACCTGTTAAAGCGGCAATGTCCTCTAACATGAAGAAACGATTTTCACCATAGCTTGGTGCTTTAATACAACAAATGCCTAACCCATCATAGTTCCTATTCGTCATAATCAACATAGCCAATACCTGAGGGTCAAAGTCATCTGCAATAATCACTAAGCTCGTATTGGTCTTATTCATCCGATTAGACATACCAATCTGAAGAATAATATCTTTGACCTGCTCTGTTCGTTCAATCTTTCTATCACATAAAAGAAACTTCACATCGTTCATCGTAATTGAGAGAGAAGCATTGTCCTTAATGAACTGAGAAGAAACATAGCCTCTATCATAAGCATAACCAGAAGTGAGCTGAACCAGAGTATCCATAGACTTAGATTCTTCGATTAAGATAAGCCCTTCTGAACCAACAGAAGCATACGCATTCATAATCGTTGTCGTAATCTCTGTATCATTGTTGGTAGAAGTTAGGACAATATGTTCAGGACGTACATCATCTGTTAAGTCTTTCTTCTGATGTCTTAAGTTCTCTAAGACTAAGCCCTTCTTCTGTTCAAGGTCATAAACAAGTTGACGTGTATTGAGTCCTTTCTTTAAAATAAGGTCTCTACCAGAGTTGACCAAGCTTTGCGTCATACATGTAACAGTAGACGTGCCATCACCAAACTCATTACCCAACCTCTCGGCAGCACGTCTTAACATGGCTGCACCAAGATGATAAGGTGGTTTAATCTTAATCTTCTTAGCCACTGTTACGCCATCTTTGGTAAGGTAAGGCTCTTTAAATGTATTCTCGATAGCGACCAATCGACCTCCTGCACCTAAGGTTACATTAACCATATCGGCTAATTGGTTAACTCCTTCAATGAGTACATCCCGTGCATCGTTTTTATAGTGATTTGTATATTCTTTAGCTTGCATTATTCTTGCTTTTAGTCTTCTAATTTTTTAATTCTTTCAAGTACATCACTTGAAGAGTGTCCATCGTATTCTGGAGCTTTTACTAATATTTGAGCAAATTCACAATCATTCCAATATTTAATTGGTAGATGATATGTTATCTGTTCTCCTTTTATTTTTCCCATTCCTAATAGGAACCAACCTTCCATTACATCTCCTGAAGAGTGTGTAGTTGTTTTCCATGAAGAACCTGCTGTGCCACCTATATAGAATTCAATATTTGCTTCCATTTTGCATAGTGCAATCCAGAGAATACATCTATGCTCGTAGAGTTCATCGAAGGTGTGGTTGCCGTCTGATATAGAACCCTTTGGTATTTCTAAGGAGGCTATTATTTCTTTTACCTGATTAAGCTTTTCTTTATCTGTCATGTTAATTTCCATATTCTTTTTCTAAGAAGGATTCTTCTGTACCACCGTGAACAGATTGTTCATTCTCTTCTTCTGATTCTTTTTTCAACCGATAATACTCTTGCCACATCTTAGCCGTAGGGGGTATTATCTTCTCTAACATCTCGTAAGATGTCTTATCATAAGGTGTCGTATTGATGAAGTATTGACGCTCTTCTAACTTATTCTCCCACATTCGTAACAGCTTCTTAGCTTTACTATGTGTGATATTTACCATCCTCTCAACCAGAGGCGCATCTAAGTTCTTGTCGAATATCTTAAACACGTTAACGTATTCTGACTTAGAAGATGCTTTATCTTTATTCTTAGACACTTTCTCTGGAAGAATAACATTCTCATGTGCTTTCAAGAAAGAATCTCTTAGTATCAATTCTTTCTCCTCTTGCGTCATATTTTTTAACGGAGAAGTATCCGCTCCCATCATCGATATACACCACATCTTGATTGAAGATACTTCCTTATTCTTAGAAGCATCTTCATCTTTAAGTTCTTTGAAGAACAAATAGAACATGCTATTTATCTCCCAGAAATTCTTATCTAAATCCCATACAAGCATGTTTTTCTTTATTCTAAGCGGTTTTATTTAACTCTGCTATATTTCCTTCAATTACATCAAATCTATTGACTGGAATCAAAAGATAGCCTTCATAGCCTTGAACAGGATAGTTTCTTTCGTGAATAAAAGCATACTGTTCAGCTCGCTGCATTACACTCATATTTAACCAGATTATATCTCCTTCCTTAACCAGTTCGTAACGTGCTCTATTCTCTGGTGTTAAGAGTGCTAAGAAACGCTTGCTTGGCATCTTGACCACGACAGCCTTAGTTGAATAGTCCCAGTCATCAATCTTAGAAGCAGGTCTACCACCCTCTGTCTCAAACGGTTTAAACTTCCGCTCTAAGAGTAAACCTTCATTGTCTTGCTCTCCTTCAAACTTTAACATCCGTACGATAATATCGCCCGTGATGAATTCTACTTTGTCTAAAGATTCTTTGTGTTCAAGAATGTTCTGATTGAACTTCTTATTCTCTTCAATACGTTTCTTTAAGTCTTGTTGGAAACGATTCGTTATTGTCTGTTCTTGTTGCATCTGTACTTGTGGTTTTACTTGTGGAATTGTTCTTGTTGTCATAATTCTTTCTTAGTTAGTGGTTTTATATTTTGCTACGTAAGCTTCTTTTAAAGCTCTATATTCTTTTTCTAATTCTTTCTTTAGTTCTCTTTGTTGAGCAATGAATCTTTCTTGTGTAACGATACGCATAGAGACTGCTTCGTGTGCTTTAAACTTAGCCTCTAATTCTTGTCTTTCTTTTGCTTTAATTTCTTGATATATCTTCTGATTATCAAGAGTCGTCTTCTGTTTTGAAATTTTCTCAATCAAAGCTGTAATTTCTTTAAGTTGCTCAACCGAGCAATAGTCTAATGCGTTTAAGTCTAATGTAACTACTTGGTTCATTTTTTCTGGTTGTTTATCGTTTGCTAATTTTGAAAATATATTTTCTGCTGAAGGTTTAAACTCAAAGCATAGTCTCTGACTGCCAGATTCAAGATAAACTTTAAATTTCTTAGTCCAATAAGAATCGTTATCGTACATGTTAGTCGATATTAAACACCTCATTGGTTCGAGGCATTTGAGTTAATTTTCTATTCTTGACATAATCTTCTTTCAGTCTTATGTCCTTATTCCTTTCTTGCCACATAGCTCGAAGCTTTCTTAATCGCGCATAGGTAGCCGTCTTTGTATAAATAGACATCCACTTCTCTTTTAAAATCCATTGGTACTTGATTTCTTTCTTTAAGGATTGTAACTTCTCCGTATCTTCTTGTGAACGCTCTAATTCTATATCATCACAGTTATAGCACTTCTTATCTCGAAGTTCCTTAGCTTCAGTTATGCAATCATTAATCTTGGCTCGAACATGACGGTAGCGCATCTTTAACGTTAGCAACCTCGGCACTCTAATCTCGGTCGTATAAGGTAAAGTCATAGCCTTCTTTAAATAAAGAAATTGAGTCTTTAGCATCTTATCTGCCTTAGCTTCGTCTATTTGTAAAGAAGGTAGCTTATCCTCGTTATAGAGTTTCATCGCTTCCTTGAGCTTTATATCGGCGTTCTTAGTTTGCATAATTAAGATTGTTTTCTTCTGGCTCTATATTCTGCCAGTCTTTTCTTTTGAGCTTCAATAAGTTCCAGTGAAGATAAAGGTACTCCATTGCTTGTTCCAGACTTATCGGAGGATTGAATAGTGTCTTCATTTAAGATTTGTTTATGTTCTTTCGTTTCTTTTTCTTCTACTTCTTGCTTAAGCGAGGATAATCTTGATGAAGGGGATACCTCTTTCTTTGCTTCTCGAATAATATCTGGATGTATTCCTCGAATGCTTTTAGATTCAATGGTTCGTATATTATCTCCATCTAATACCCAGTCTAATTCAAATCTTATTTTACTCTCTTCCTTTAATCCTCTAACCATAGTTCCCTTTAATAGATGTAATATATCCATCTCTTCATATTCATCCTTAACCAGATAGCCCTTCTTAAACAAGGAGGCAATCAATCTCTGTAACGCTAAAGGTTCTATCTTCAACCGCTCACCATATAACCTCTTAGGAATAGTAGAGAAAGGAACAGCAAAGAACTTATCAGGCAATCTGAATACTTCCTCTAAGAGATTCATTTCCTTCTCTGTAAGAGGAGATAACTTAGGATTCAAAAACTGTATCCATTGGATAATACGCTTCGATAAATCATCTCTTGCTATGTGCATTGTAATCTTAGCTGTCATGTCTAATAGATTTCGTGTGATTTCTTATAACGCCTTTCAACCTCAGCTTCTCTCATTCGTTTCTTTACCAAAAGAGATACTTGATTCTTGTTTATTGGAGCATAATAGATAGTATCTCTTTCTTTTGAAAATCCTGTTTTTAGATGACTCCTTAAGTCTTTAACGTAATCTTTATCTTCCTTTGTTTGAGGCTCAGATAGGCTTATCTTAATTGTCATTACTTAGTTCGCTTTATCTTTTTATTCCACTCTAACTCTTTACGCTTAATCTCCTCCTCTTCTAAGAGAATCCTTTTTACATCTCTTGAAAAGACTGATTGTACTCGTCGAATCCTTAAGGGATAACTTTCATCTAAAGGATTAGTAGTTCCTTCGCTATCTCTAACAAGGTCTTCGTAAGTATAACTATCCTTGTTGTTTTCTTTCTGAATCATCAGGAACGTCCTTTGCATTTTGTTTCTTTTTTAAAAAGTTAATAGGTTCAAATCCATTGGATAGGCAAATCTTAATCTTTTGAAGTCGAGCATCTTTACCATCAAAACTCTGTATCACATATCTTGGATTAATACAGTAACTTTTGTTTGAAGTGTTATATAGTAATAAAGCTGTTCCATCTCCTCTCGGTTTTCTTAGAGAAACTAAACATCCCTCTATAGTTCTTAGCTTTACCCCTAATCTATCTTCCATGTCTTGCTTTACTGCCTTTCCTATATTGAAGACATTGTTATGCATGTAATGTTCAAGCAAATAGCCAAATATCTTCATCTCTGATTTCTCTACACCATCTTGCAATAATCCAATAAAGCCAGCATACAATTGGTAAAAAGACTCTCCATCATTCGCAACATAGTTCTGAATATAAGAAGGAGTTAACTCTATTAACTCTCCTGTATCAGGGTCAATATAAGTCGCAAGCTTTCCTCTTTTATATCGTTGTCTCATTTCCATGTTGTTTTATCTTTTTTAACAAAGATACACTACTGCAACTCAAATGTCAATAGCTACGTAAAAAAAAAGTACAAAATATAATCTCTCGATTAAAATATACTGGTATAATGTATACAAACATACAGTTATAACTGTATTAAACATACTACTGGAACACCAACCAGCATCTCTAAATCTTAACACTTTCTTAACTAAATAACCATTAAAAAACGTGTTTAGTATGCTTGCTACTATGGTATTTAAGACCTATTTAACTAAAACTTAAAATGTCTAATCGCTTATATATATGGTATCTCACTTTTACTTGCTTCCCCAAAAAAAATATAAAAATATTAGCGTCTGGTTTTTCCCCAAAAAAAAATTTATGTAAAAAAATTAGCGTGTGGTTCCCCAATACACTCCAGTATAGATTTGACGAGAGTCAAAGACAGCCCCCCCCACACGGGTAGGGATGCTTGGAATCTGGTTAGAGTTCAAAACTCTTTAAAATTTGCGAGTTGTGTTACGTTTCTGAAACGGACAAGACATTCTTTACTCTTTAAATATCATAACGATATGACACTTACCAAAGGCAAGGCTATTAAAGCCTTAACGGATGCAAACATCCAAGAACCAAACACTAAACTTGAAACATATTTCACATTGTCGCAAGATGCGGATTTGGAAGATGTATATACGCGTAATAGTGTAGAATTTCCTGCTACTCAGGTTGGTGCAACACCAATCGCTACGCGGAACGCTGAAACACTCAAAGCCGTAACAGCATTAGCTGTTTCATTGGCGTCTGTTCCATTTAGCAATTTCACCGCTAAAGGTGGAATCTCGTTTGATTCAACGATAGCCTCATTAGGCTACGTAATGGAAAATGGAATTTGGAAAATGAGTGACCGATTAGCATTAGAGACCAGTATTATTAATGCTATAAAAGGCGGAAAACTTTTCGTTACTCGAATCTTTAGCAAGGAATTTGCTGGTAACGCAACAAGTTTGCCAAGCACAACCCTGTGTTACGGGGTAAAAGGGCATCTTGTTGATGCTAAAGGAACTTCAAAGGAGGTTGCGTTCAATATTGGCATTGCTCCAACAAAGAGATTTGAAGACCAAACACAAGCCGTAAAGTTTACGGCTGGCTTTTTAGCCTCCGCCGAAATTGGTAGCGTACTTGACAGCAAGTTTGCAGTGGCAAACGGACTGTGGTTATCAAACAACGCCACAGACATCGTAAAATCTTCCTATAAAATCGGTTTCGATTTTTAGGAAAAAGTTTAAGGTATTTTGAGGTATAAATAGCAATATTTGTACCTCAAATATGCCTTAAAAAGCCGTTCAATTGTTTGCACATGCAATAATTATTGTTGTATGTGCAACCAATTCTTTTTTATTTTATTATTGTTTTCAATTGTATGCTTCTTGGCGTGTACGATTCTTCGTTTGAGCGAAGTAAAACAGTTTGTTAGGCTCAAAGCGTGTTCTTTTGAACGGTCAAAATTTAAAGCTAAAAAAAATAACGGTTTCCCTCAACCGTGTACATGCCTGTCTGTCAAGATAACGTCATTTGACAGGGTGTATAGAATGAGTGAATTTAGTGTTCTTAATCAGAGTGAGTGTTGGTTAGCTCTGATTAAGACATTATCTTATTTTTTAACAGCCAATAAGACAACAAGAATCCTACATTGGGTAGGGTGTTTAGCACTTACAAGTAAGCCTCGTAATGAGGAGTGAACGTAAGGTAAATTCTAAGCATGAAGGTTCGATTCCTTTGTTCTTGTCATGAAAAAAGTGTATTTTAACCACTTTGGGGTAAAAACCCTTGCACTCGTAGATTTATCTACTAAGTGCACCAAGGAAGAAGGCAGCGATGTTTTCGGATTGGGAAGTGACGATTTCATGCCCCATTATTGGGGAACTTTTCTCCACAATGGCGTAACCGCTTCGGTTATGTTAAGTGTGGAGACGGTAGAGAGCCAATTGTAGTTCTCTTTTGAAACCTTGTTGCAGGGTTAGCAACACACGTTCATTGGCAAATGGAGTGAAACGGAATTGGCAAATTGAGCACGGTCATTAATCCGTGCAATGTTAAGTAGGAAGGGGAAGTGCAATGGGTGCGCGACAGGTTTAGTCCTGTTAGAGTAGGGTTCGAGTCCTATTCCCTTCGCATGAGTTGGTTAAGAAATAAATTTTTTGTTCTGGGGTTGTCTGTATCGTTAGATAGCCCCAGTTTTTATTTCTTTATCGGTTAAAGTCGAAACAGCCTTCGTGCTGTCCTATGGAATTAGTCTACCATAGCTGAAGAGACTGACTAAGAAATTGCCACGCGGGTTATGTCATAAAAAACATAGTTGTTCTGCGTGGTCAAGAATAAGTGAGCTGCGATATTGCATGCTCATGAATCCATAAAACTCATCTAACAATGACTGGATTGACAAACGAAGCAGCTAAGGCTGCTGTACGAGCTGCTGGATTGAAGCTCACAACGAAAGAAGGGAAGGCTATGTTGGCTTCCCTTATGACGGCTCCTGTTGTACCAGTTGTCCCCGTTGCTGAAACCGTTATCAAATCAACTAACATTCCCAGTATCGATTGGGAGCGCGCCTGCAAAACAGGCGGACTATTCTGCATCCTGTCCGAATTGGCAGAGGGCGGTATCAATCCCCAAAGCTGCTCAAATTGGAATGCGAGCAATTTTCGTTCAATCTTCAACGCTCTTCCTTCTACGGAGGAGCAGAAGATTAAAAACAAATTTCCATTGCTTTTCTAATGGGAACAAAATACAAAACCCGCGAAATGGGGTGGCTTATAGCTGCCCTGTTTCGCGGTTTGGGTAAGGGTTTGAATCAGGCATCATGGAGTCCTTCCATGTATGCCTGTTTCAGGCTCTTGTTCAAGGGCATCGACAAGGTTGGAATTGAGCTGGAGTATAAATTCGGGGAAGAAACCCGAGTGGATACCAATTACCACTCCAAACTTCACGTATATAACGGCTTTAAGCATAGCCGTTATACTACTCATCCCTATGTCGGGAGAGAGCTGGAACTTGTCCAGCTATTTCCCACACTGAAACCGAGTGACTTCGTGTCCTCGGTCGTACGCTTCACACGTCAGTTGAGGCAATGCAAGATAGACTCTTCTGGGTCTATCCATTTGAATATAGTATCTGATGTGCAACAATGTGTTGCGAACAGATACTCAAATGCAGGCCACTATGACTTTGAAGGCAAATATGCCAAAGCGTCACGTGTGGAGAACAAATACTTCTCGGGTTTTATCTTACCCGAGGATTTACTGGCGCAGATGCTACTCTATGCATTTGCGTTCCAAGTTAAAAACCTTAATGACTATTATTCTTTCAGAGATATAGTCATTAAGGAAAGAGACCTTGCTGTCGGGTCTAAATTATGGGCAGCAATTGACCTTAATGCCGTATTGATTCATTGATACGGCATTAAGGATAAGGTAGTGTAGCTCATGGGTGAGCGCTTCGTTATAAAACGAAGGGGAAAGAGGGTTCGAGTCCTTTCACTACCACTTTGTCTCACCAATGTTGGTGAGAATAATATTCAATTTAATGAAATTAAATATTAGAGGCTCGCCCTAATTCAAGGGCGACCAATCGAGCCTCGACCTGCAGGGTGAAAGCAGGGTGCTATGGACAATCATAGTCCAACGAATTGTGGTAAAACTTCAAGCCTTAAACCACAAATGACCCGTAGTATACGCAACGGAAAGAAGCCCAGAGAGAGACTGGGAAGGATTCTCTAATTGCCGAGAGGCTGATTCAACTTTATTCTTTACGATTGCAAGCGTAGAGTTTAGAGGAGATGGGAGTAGAGGAGATTACGAAGAAGAGTTGCCACTGAAAAACAGAGTGGCTCGGAGTGAAGGTTTGCTGATTGGTCGGCTAAATCACTCTTAAAAAATTAAGTACCAATTACGAGTACCACTAACAATCTAATAGAATAGGAGTGGCTTGGAGTAGAAAGATTCTAAATGTGGTGCGAATCCACATTTCCCTGTTAAATAACAGGGCTATTAAAGGATAGATTTTCCTTATTCGTGCTTGGTGTCCGCAAGGAGCCTTTCCTCCGCAAGGAGTGTATTACCTACTATTGCACGTAGAATCCCAGTATCTCTGGCAAAGACTGGTAAAGAGAGTGAGCATCTTATTCAGGAGGCGTAATTAACCTTCTGGATAAGATGTAATAAAAAAGTTAGATACCGAGTTGAAATGCTCGGATTAAACAGCTTCTCTTTGATTTCTCAAAGAGAAGCGTCTGGGACGTAGATTAGTTTCTACGTGATGGTTTTGTGTCCATAGCTCAATGGCAGAGCACTTGCTTAGGTTTGCAAGAGGTAGAAGGTTCGATTCCTTTAGGGCGCACTTGGTCTTGAAATGTCTCAAGACTTAAATTTCATTTAAAAATGAAAAATATTAAAAAAGGCGTAGCAGACTACGCCAACATCCGTAAAGCGCTATTGGTTCTTCGCGCTGTGAACCACAAGGTCCGTCAGCAAATTCTCGAGCTGTTAGAAGAAAACGAAAAGATGGCAGTTAATGAATTGTACACCAAACTCCGTTTGGAACAATCAGTTACTTCGCAACACCTCGCTATTTTACGTCGTGCAGGTGTTGTTGCTACGGAACGCCAAGGCAAGTTTATTTATTACAGTATTGACAAGGAACGTATCAATAGCATCAGCCGTTTGGCTGGTGAATTGCTCGGTTAATCCGAGGTGGAGAAGTAGCTCAATTAGTAGAGCACCTGACTTGAAAGTCAGGTTATACGGGTTCGAGTCCCGTCTTCTCCTCAGTACCCGTTATCTATATTTATTACTTTCGCTTTCTTCCGCAAGGTTGAATGGCATGCAAAGAACAATATAGGCATACCGAAATAAAGTACACCATTCGAGCATTCCACGAGCTTCCTTCGGGAACAAGGGGGAATCAAAGAGTTGGTCACTGGGTTTATTATCGGCTAAAGGTTTCAATCCTTTACGGGTCAAAAAATTTTATTAGATTTAGATTTAGATTTAGTGGGGTATGACTATGTTCCCTTAAAAAAAGTAGTCAAATTGGGCAGTTGTAAAGTAGCGGTAACTGGATGGCATAAAAACCATAAGACACGGGTTCGAGTCCCGTACTGTCCACAAGTTTTAGATGAAGTTCTTAGGTTCCGTGTTTGAGAAATAATCTTATTTCTTGAACACGGTTTTTTAGCTTCTTCTAAATTAAGGAATTTCTCTTCGGGTTCTCGAATTATAATGAGCCGCCCTTAGAGAAAGATACCTCGTTCTGGTTCTGAATTTTTTGTTGTGTTTAGATTCCAGAACGAGTTTTACGCATGTCGGTGGTAGCCTCTTGATAAGAGAGGGAGGTGACACGTTCTTCTTCAATAGAGAAAAGATTTGGGTTCGAGTCCCAAACATGCGACAATATTAGGGATTGGGTTCTTTTCTCATTTGTGAATTAGCTTCCCTTTCCCTTTTAAAATAATTGCTTTCTAAGCACTTCTTTTCATGCTCCCTTATAATGTATCGGAAAGTTAGAGAAGTACGCTTAGACTAAAGAAAAACAGGTTCCTCGCTCCAGTTAGGAGGTTGAATCTGTTCTTGTGATTGAGAACAAAGTTTCTTTTCTGGGGTAGTGGCTTAGGCTACTACCCCGATTAAGTTTTACTTTAAAAACTTCATTTTAAAAATGACAAAACAAACAGGCCAATTGGCCACCCTCGGAATGGCAGTAGTCTGCCTTTTATTCGCTACGATGTCCGAAGTCGTAGCGTGCTCCATTATTGCAGGAGCAGTTTTCATGACCCTTTGCTTTTCGGCATTGGGCAAAGGGTGCCACACAACAAGGGCAATTTCGGCTCTTGTAACTATGCCATTCTTGGCTGTGGCTCAAGAGACTGTAGCAGTCCATCATCCTAATCCAGACCCTACTGGAATGATGGGATTTTTGACGATTGCACTCTGCTTGTTTGCAGTAGTGGGATTTGTCGATGGTGTGTTTAATGAGAGTAAGTTCCTGAAAAAAATAGGTCTTAGCGCTTTAGCTATGAGCCTATTTGTTTCAGCTAATGCTCAAGCTGATGGTCACATCATAGAAGTACCTTCTGGTACTTCGCATGGTAGCTGGTTCCCAGTTTTGCTATTGGTGCTAATCACAATTATATTATGGATGGTGAAACCCCCTAAGAAGGGGTTGAAAGTACTTACAGTGGCATTTCTTTTCATTCTAACGGGCTATTCTGTGTCTGCACAGTATGCGTTTGTTCCAAAAGAACAAACGGCGTACAACGCAGATTCAGTGCCTCTTCGTATTCGTTTCTTGACCGATTCGAGAGCTCAATTAGAAATCATGGGCAAAGAGCTCCCATTGGTGGAGCTCGAGAACATGAGCGCCATTGAGGAAGGTGGATTTGCTTACATTTTTTACAGTTTCCCTGA